CGCCGCCGAAAGCGCCGTAGCGCCGGACGTTACGACCGTACTTCCGCGTTCCGCCCTTTGACGGCTTCGCGCTATGGGATGAGCCACCGGCCATGCTGCACTCCTTTATTTGTGGATTGCTTTTTCCCCGGAGGGACAAAAACGCAGACATATTTCAGCCTGCGCTTTTGTTCGCCCGAAAGATCAGCGCGACAGCGGAATCTCCCGAATCGAAGCCGTCAGGCCCGATCCGCGATACGACGCCTTGACGCGGATAGCGGATTCCCGATCCTTGCAGGAAATCCGCGTCATGGTCCGGCCCTGCTCGTCAGTGACCTTGACTGAAATCATGGTCGCTCCTTTTGGTTGCCTACAACGCCACAGCCAACTGGCTGATGACGTGATTTACGAATGTCCCGATCTCGTTCGCCAAAAATCCAGCAATGGCGACGAACAACACGAACAAGAATGCGGCCTTCATGCGACCACAGAAATGTCGTCGATCACACGCCCAATTTCGCGCCACCGCTTGAGCGTCTCACGCATCATTTCCCGATTCTCAACCGGAATCTTCTTGATGACGCGATGCCCGATTTCGTCGCACATTGGATCGGTGTCCGGATCGGTGCAACGAGCCTGCACGATGAAAAACATTGTTTCTCCTTTATTGGGGTTTTTCGTCCGACCGAAGCAATTGCCCGATCAGGCGAAAAACCCCGCATATTTCAGCGGGGTTTCTCGAACTAGGCGGCGTAGACAGCCAGGTTGTTCCGCAGCACCTTCGACGGCAGCTTCGCGGCTTCGATTGTCTCGATAGCGGCGATGACCTGCTCGCGGCTCGGCTTTGACGGCTTCGCCGTGGCCTTGATCGCGCTCTGAGCGGCCTTGCGAGCGGTCGTGGCGGGCTTCGTGTGGGAATTCCGCTTGACCTGAGTGGCGTTGACCTCGGTGATCTCCTTGATGAGCGCATCGGCCTCGCCGTAGGTCATCGGCTGGCGCAGAATCCGGCCATACTCGGCCCGAATGTCGCTGGCGACGCCGATTTTCTCGCCGTTCTTGATGAGTCGGGCGATGAAATACTTCTGGCGATCCGAAGCAGGCTCATTGACGCGCTCGGACTTTGCAACGAAATGACGCGCACGATTGTTGGCGCGGACGGCGAATGAGCGATTGCTCATGGTTACTCCTTTTTTGGTTGGTTTTACTGGCACTTCACAGCGCATAGCGGGGATCGAACCCGCCCGGATATATCGTTTCACCGTTCACCATTTATGCGCTTCCCATCTTCACTGGCCGAAAATCCAGCGCATTCTTCGGCGCGTGTGCGGGATCTGCCATCGACCGTTTCGCGCCGTTGAAATTGCCTTTTCTTCGGTTCACTGGCTCCTGTTTCGCCGAAGCCATCGTGCGCTATGTTCCAGCGGGCTCGGATTTCGCACTAATCCGCGCTGGCACGCAATCGCCCCTTTCTCCGCTCTCAATTCTCGGATTCTCCCGTAGCGGTTCGCAATTTCCAAGATGACGCTAAGCGCAATGAGCCGTAGGCAAGGCTCAAACCGGCTTCGCGCCTCAGTAATGCTCGCTAGGCACCGAATAATCCAAGCTGCCGCTTTTCATTAGCGGTCGTCGATAACGCTTGTCGTCGATGTATTCGCAGATATCGGGCATGGAGGGTCGCTATCCACTCCTTTAGGCCATCTCCTATCCCGCGTTCTCGCGCGTTCCCGCTTGAGGATTGTCCGGGTTCGCAATTGAATGCGCTCAACCGGGGAAAATCCAAGCTGCCACGGGGACAGGAAATCGTCACACCGAAAATTCACCCTAAAACGTCGCCATAGGCGTCCGTAATGAACCTCGGATTATGTCGGCTAGGTCGATTTTTTCAGGCAATCTCCAATCTGTCGGGCACCGTATGGCGACCGGAGCGGTTTTTTCGTTCCACGGTAATTATCGGCCTACGATCCTACCGCTGAACCGTAGTTACTACGGATTTTCCATCCGTAGAAACTACTGACTGATCCCCCACCCATTTCCGCTCTGCCCCTGCCCGCGTGGCAGTCAGATGGCACATACGCGAATCTCATGGGATAAGTAAATTCGCCACGCACGCACCCCCCCCACCCTTTTTTCTGATGCCCACCCTTTTTTATTCGCACCCCACCCCCTGCTATATGATTTGACCTAGAACGGGGCGTCTGCTACGATCATACCTGATGATACTTATCGCATTCATTCTGGGCTGTGCGTTCTTTATTGGCGGCTGGGCCACTTATGACCTGCCGATGATCGTGGTCGGGCTGGGCTTTTTCGCCTGCGTGTGCCTATTCGAATCAGACGATGAGATCGAAATCGATCACGGCGGAGATAATCCTGATGAGAGATTGCTCGACGATCTTCTTCATGCGGGCGATGACATCAGGATTCCTGAAGAGCATTGGCCGCGAGAGATTGAGCGGCTGAAGAATCTCTACGCCAAAAACAAAATTTCGATCAAACAGTTTGAAGACGCTTTGGAGGATCTGATGTCGATTGGAAAATCAACGAGCAAAAAAGGAGACGCAGATGATTGATGTAGATGCTGACGGCAAAACCGTTATCATCCGGGCTGATGACGAGGGCCTTGGAGATCTCGAACAGATGATCGCGGACACTCGCCGAGCGGATCGGGCGCTGGCGGAAGGCCCTGGCGTTCAGGGAAAGATCGTGTTGATTCGCTGGGATACCTACGCGATGCAGAGACTTTTCAGACAAGGAGAAAAGAGCGATGAGTGAAAAGGACTGGTGGCATGGAACAGGAAAAGACGTGGGAATGGGGAGTGGCTCTGATGGATGGGGCGAATATCGCCCGCATATTCCCGACGATCTACAAGACCCGCGAGGAAGCGTTGGAAATGAGAAATTGGCTGACGATGCGAAAGGTCCACCTGACGTATATGGTCGTCAGGCGGGAGATCGGCCCGTGGAGATCCGCCGCCTCCCTGTGATCGTGGCGCTGGTGTCGGTGCTGTCTTTTCTGGCTGGCTGCTTCATGGTGATCCTGGGGGTTTTTATGGGGGTGATCTCTCACCGCTACGCCGAGGGATGCTGGGATTTCCTGGCGGGGATTCTGATCTTCGTGTTCGGGGCCTACACGTTTGGCAATTGACATGACGATGCGAAAGAGAAAGCCGCACAGCGGTCTGGGAAAGACCGTGACGTTCGAGCGCAAGGCCACCAATCTCTACCGCGATCTGGCGCGGCTCAGCGCTCTGGCCTCAGACGCGGTGGAAGCCTGGGAGGAATGGAAAAAGGGCAACACGGCCCCGCTCGATCCAGCGATGCGCGAATTGAAAAGGGAGATCGACGCATGAGCGAACAATCGAAATTGGAGCTTTACGTATGACCAGCCACGCCGAGGTGAGTCCACTGCATCCGCACGAGCCGAGCATTCCTCCCACGCTGGACTCCGAAGGGAGATGTCTCATCTGTGCGATGCAGGTCCGAGCCGAGAAGATGCACGGGCGGCTACTCGACACCCAGGCCGAACTTGAAAGGCTGACGGGCGAACTCGAAGCAGTGGTCGCAGCCGTCAAAGCCGTGATCGAGAACTGCAAGACGGCGGCCCCGGAGATGATCCGCCACCAGCTCGTTGGCCTGCTGCCCGAGGTTCAGGAGATGGAGCCGGAGGTCAAGGCGCGGATGCGCGAGAAGGGTCTGGGCGATCTGGTTGATCGTCACGAGGCGATGGTCCGGGAGAACTGGGCCAAGTACGGCTACGGGGAGGCGCGGTGATGGAGCTAAGCGCTAGGTGGAGCAAGCGCCTGCGCCTCTATACGGCGATCTCCTGTCATGGCAACCCGACGCCCGAAGTGATCGCCACGCTGGATCGTGGGGCGATTGCACACCTGATTGTCGAACTTTGGGAACCACGCAATGCCTGATCTTGAGCGAAAGTGAAAGATGATGACTGAAGAAAAGAAACGCGGACGCAAACCAAGTGTTCCCGACCACGCGCGGGTTCTGAATTTCATTTACGCGGGTCACTACGACGAATATCTCGGGCGGTTCGATGAAGCCATCGAAGCTCGCCGCGATTCATTGCGCGAGAAGGTGATGGAGGAAGTCCGGAATGTGTTTGGCCCGGACGCGCAGGTGGTGACTGATGGGAAAGCGCCTGTGCCGGTGCAGTCCTCTGAGAATCCCTTTGTCAGAAAGGCAGAAGGAGAATCGACTGAAGTTGAGGCACCTGCTCCGACTGATCCGCTAGGCGATCTAGACGAAGTTGAACAGCAGATGACCGAAGAGGGCGGATTGCTTTCCCGAGGCGCGACGATCAACGGATTGCATTCGTCTCAAATAAATTGAGGATCGGCCTTGACATTTATTTGCTGATGTGGCTATGATCCTCGCAGCAACGTAATCAAACGTAACCACCAATAAAAGGAGAGATCCAATGGCGAAAGCCGCATCGCAGTTCCCCACCCTATTAGAAGTTCTCAAAACCGTTCATCCCGGAGGAATGGGCGGCGACCGCAAGGTTCACGTCTCGGTTGTGGACGGGATGAATTCCGCTGCCGTGACGCGGCGCGAGGGAGTTCACATCCTCGCCCCCGAACAGCTTCTCGCTATTCGGATTCCCATCCAGCGCGTGCAGGGCGACATTGTTGGATACCAGCGGCACCTACGGGCAGAAAAGGTACGCGACTTCGGGCGCTGGATTGCCGAGCATCGTGACAATTACCTGAATCTCGTTCCTGTTATCGAAGTTTCTTGGACTGGCGACCATCTGTTTTACACGGACGGCCAGCATCGGGCCGGTGGCGCGGTGATTGCTCGTGTTCCCATGCGGGTGCTGGTCACCAAGCGAACCGAGGATGAAGCGCGGCATCTGTTCGCACTTCAGGCCAAGGCAACTCGGGTTTCCAAGAACGTGCTGATCCTGAATTCCAACGGCAACATCGAGGAATACATTCAGGATGCCGTCACGTCCACGGATCATCCCTGGTCGAATCTGATCGCGTCAGGTCAGAGCGGAAATTCCAAGACGCGCATGTCGGCATCGACGGCTTTCAACATCCTGCGTGTCTACGCGGCCAAGTCCAAGCACATGAGCGCCACGGCGCTGGATACCGAGCGGGCCAAATTCAATAAGAAGGATGCGGACGAGCTTGCCGTTCTGATCTCCGCTCTGGGATCGAAAGTCAACAATCCCGATGCGTTTGCACCCAGCAATCTGCGGGCCGTGGCGATTGTGGCTCGTGCGGTGTTCCTTGAGCGCGAACCCCATCGGAACGACCGTGACCGCTGGATTCGGAAGATCGGGCGGTTCCCCTTTGCTCAGTACGGCTATGTCCGCAACTACTATGAAATGTCCCAAAAGTTGGTGGCTTACTGGAACCGCAATCTGCCCCCCGAGCGCCGGGTAGTCCTGGGATGACTCTAATCCCCGGCAAGCCCGCCAAGCCCAAGGTGCGGATGATGACACCGCAGGACCGCAAGCGGATGTACGGGTCAACAGGCCTGGAATCCGGAATGAAAGCGGTTTCCTGGGTGATCATCATCCTCGCCGTGGGCGCGACGATTCTCTTCGCCGAAGTCATGTTCGCCACGTTCATTTCGGTCTTGATCGTGCTGGCGCTTTTTGCTTGGTGGTTATGATGAACACCGTGGAAGTGGATTCGGATTGCGTCCTGGTCTGCTATTCGGGCAAGGCGCTCACTGACCCCAACGAGCCGCCGATTCACATCTTCCTCGACCCACCCACCTACGAAGGGCTTCAGGCCGCAGAACCGGCTTTCTGGTGGGCGATAATCGCCGTGCTTGAAGCAGACGCAAAGCATTCCCCTTGAGGCTTCCGCCTGCGAATTGCCCCGTCTGCAATAGTCTTGAGAGATTCGCGAGGCATGAGCGGCGTGTCGGGCCTCGTGTCGAGATCTACACCAGATGCACCACTTGTCGATCCGAATTCATTCTCGAATCTCTCACCGACCGCGAGCTACGCGAACGACGGAGGGTTGAACGTGTCCGTCGCCGCCAACTCAGGTCGCAGGGATACCGTTTTCATAGACCCTGAACGTAGTATTACTCCGCAACAGCTAGAATTATTGGCGCTCTACGCCTCTGGTTATAGCTACGATGAAATTGCCGCCGCCAAGTTCTATACCGGCGAGGGAGTCAGGACATCGTGCCGACGCGCGGTCAGCCGGAGCGGAGCAAAAAACGTCACGCACCTCTGCGCCTTGCTGGCCGAGAAGGGTCTGATCAAGCGCCGGGAAGGGTCGGAAAATTACGAGCCGGTGCAAGACCTACGACTCGTTGGGGAGGTTGAGTAATGCCGGTGAAGATGAAGGCAGTCGAGACTACGTGGCTTGAGGACATCGCTGAATTTTCCTTCCAGGACGCCCCCGGTGGCTTGAAGCTGCTCACCTACACGTTGAGCAACGGCCACCGATATGTCCTGCCGCTCAAGGGAGAAGTGCTTGCGGCCACCCAGCGAGCAGTAAGCCCGGTGGTCTTGCCGGGTGCAGGCGTTCCCCACAACGGCCACCGGGCTTAGCCCCTTTCCTGCTGCTAAGCGGCGAGTACCTCTAGCTCACTCAGCACGTTCAACTCGCCGTTGGCACGACGCCGGATTTCGATGCAGGTCAGTCCGGTGATCGCGGAAAGCTCGTTGATATCGGCCCCATGCTTGAGCGCATCGCGCAGAGCAATGGTCAGCCGATCTCGGCTGCGTAGCTCTTCGATGCTGGCTTCGATGGCCCACTCGGAGAGCTTGGTGAGGGTGGAGTCGAAATCTGACATGGATGTCCTCCTGCTGGAAGGATACCCACAGCATAGCAAGTCATAGCTACGTGTCTAGCTATAGATATTTTTGAACCGTTTTCGGTTCAAAATTTCAATGCAAATACCTTTAGCATTCCGAGCAGGCGGAAATGGCTGTGGCTGCGAACGCAAAGCGACGCGAGAGGCTCATCAAAGGGCGCAATATGACGTGCCCTCGTTGCCGCAAGGACCACGATGTTCTGCGGTATGTCCCGATGGGGATCATTGAAGAATTCGCTGATGAAACGAATCCGATCTACAAATGTCCTTCGTGCCGCTGGGTCTTTTCGCCCGCTCTGACAATGGACGAGCTTCGAGAAATCTTCCAACTAATCGAGGGAGCAAAACTGTGACTGACGCACAGCTTCTCGCGGCTCAAGAGGCCCGCGAAGACCGCCTACTCGCCAATGCCATCGACCACCGCCTGGAAATTCTCTTCTCCCGCGAAGAGCATCCTGGCGTTTCCCAAGCCTCCACTGTTGGCCCCCACGCTCGCGCCCAGCTTCATGGGATTCTCAAGTATTACGCCAAGAAGGATCACCCCTTCACCGCCTGCGTCCAGGACAACATGAAGCGGTTCGGTCCCAATCGCACCGAGCGAGTCTGCGCCACGCTGAAAGACATCATCCGGGGGACGACCCACTGGCGCGGCCATCCTGAGCGCGACCACGGTGACCCTGGCGCAATCGAAGCCGACGCTCTCGCCAGAGCCGGTCTTGCCAAGCACCACCACCATCACCATGTTACGGCGGCAGACCAACCACCAGAAATTTCCGTCGAGCTATCCGATTGGCTGTGCAGCCTCCCGGAGTCAGAACTAGAAATTCTTTTCTCCGATGCGAGGGAGGCAATCCAATGATCGAGCCACGAGGCTTTTACGACGCAGAAGGGATTCTGCTTTTTTCTGTTGATCCAGCAGAAATTACTGAAGAGGGTGATCCGATAGATGGGTATGCCGCCGAGCCGCCGCCTATTTCGGGGTACAGGAAGGCGGATATTTCCGGTCTGTCCTGCTGGAACTGCGGCCACTTCACGCCCACGGGAGACACAGACGGCGACGGAATCGTGGATGGAATCTGCAATCTGTTCGAGGCCCTCGCGGCTGGCGATTGCACTTGTGATCGATTTACGGCACATGCCGATCTGCTTCGGCAGCAACCGCACACCTCCTGGACAGAGGACATGCAGAATGCCGACCGCGATGATTACGACCGGCGCTTCGACAAATCTGTCGAGTCGGTCGAGTATTCCGATCAAGCGGTTCTGAACGAGATCATTTTCTCGGGCGAGGCCACCGAAGAGGACGGCCTTGTCTGGAAGGACATTCTCCGTACCGGCCAGTGGACGCACACGCCGACCGGAGGGGGAATCGTCAAGAAGGAGCTTCGGATCGTCGATGAGGGCGAATCCGATCCGGCCAACGGAATCATTTCGCTGGCTGAGGTGTATCGGAATTTCAATGAGGGAGCCGTTCCCTATGTGACGGTCCCGCTTTCCGATGACACCAACGACCACAAGAACATCGCTCGCCTGAATACCGGGTTCGTCCGCAAGCTGAAGCTGGTCAAGGACGGGGCTGTGACCAAGTTGCGGGCCGGTATTGATTTCACTGAGCCGGATGTCAAGGGCAAGGTTCTGCGCGGAACTATCCCGGATGTCAGCGCGGGAATTCCGTTCGGCGTGACCCGGCGCTCTGATAACAAATTCTTCGGGGCCGTGCTGGATCACGTCTGCCTGACCCGCAAGCCCTTCATCGACAAGCTTTCGCCATTCGGCCTCGCGGCCTCGGATGGCGATGACGATCTTCCCGTGGAGACATGGGAATCCGAAGCGCCAGTAGAACCCCGTCCGCATCCTCCCTCTCGCGAAAGCGAGGATCTGCCTGGCGCTTCGGAAAAGCCTACGACGCTCAGCTTCCGCCAGAGTGAGGCAGCAATTCTCAAGGCGCTGGCTGAGCAACTACGTCTCGGCCCGGAGTATCAGGTCGAAGATGTCGTTGGAAATACTGCCGTCATCTCTCATCGGATTTCCGATGCCAAGTGGAACGTCGGCTTCCGCACCGAAGGGCAAAACGTAATCCTCGATTCGGTAGTCGATTGGAAATTGATCGATGAGCCGAAGGAGGAAGAGCAACCACAGGCTGTCGCGGCATCAAATTCCTTGACGGAATTCGAGCGCGTAAGAGAACTGCGCGAGCTTCGGTTCGCACAGCCAACCAGCAACCAAGGAGGCATTTTTATGTCTGCTCTGAAGCTGGATGGCGTCGAGCTTTCAGATGAGGCTCGCGCCCAGATCCAGTCAATCCTCACCGAGAATGAGGATCTCAAAAAGAAAAATCGGGAGGCCGCTGTCAATGAGCGGGTTTCCGAACTGGAAGAGCTTGGGTTGAAGGAGCGCCCCGGCGCACTCAAGCTCTACCGTCAGGTCATGCTCTCGGATGATGGTGGCCCAGCCGTCATTCTGTTTTCCGATAGCGATGACGAAGACAAGAAGGAGCGCCTGACGGCGGTTGATGTTCTTGACCGTTTCATCGACGCGCTGAAGGCCGATGGTGAGGTGGTCTTCTCGGACCAGCATTTCGCCTCGGGTAACGACAAAAAGCCGCCCCTGGATGCCGCTGGCGAAAAGAAGCCGCTCGAAGAGCGGGTTGAAGAAGCCAGGCAGGCCCTCCACGGCAAGCGGAATCGCCGGAGCTAGGAAGGAGGCGAATCAGAAATGCCATTCGGTGTTCAGCGGGGATGGATGCGCTATGCGCTTCCGCGCCCTGAAATTCTGGCTTACCCCCTGGAAACCAACGTCATCGATTCGGTGGTGTTGAATTCCTCGGGAGTAGCCCCGGACGCCAGCGGGCCGTACATGCTGCGCCGCTACATGGTGGCCGGAACCGTCCTGTCCAAGCGGGCAGACAACACCTACGAGCGCTACACGGGCGCGACCAATGTGGCCGTGGTCGATCAGCAGGAAACGCTCACATTCGTTGGTCCGCCCACGGGTGGAACATTCGCCCTCGGTCTGGGTTCGGGAGAGACAGCGCAGCTTGCGTACCCGACTTCGGCGAGTGCCCTTCAGACCGCAATCCAGGGCCTTCCGGGAATCGGTTCCGGAAACGCCACGGTGACCGGGCCTGTGGCCGATGAGCAGGGCAACGAGGTCTACACCGTGACGGTAAACGGTGCGGAGGCCGGGACGGAGACGGAATTGCTCGTCGCCGATCCGACTCAGTTGACGGGTCCTGGAAATCAGGACATTGTGGTTGCGGAGCTTGAGCAGGGTTCTCCTGCCGAGACTTCGCAGAATGTCGCCGGAATTCTTTTCGATACCGTCGAATTTGCAGACGGTTCGGAGCTTTCCGACGAGCCAGTGGCGATGCTTCGCCGCAACGTGTCATTCAAGGCGGCGGCCATCGTCGATTTTGCTGCACATCAGGCAGCAATCGTCGCTGGTCTGCCCACCTGCGAGTTCATCTAAGGAGGTGAGATCAAGTGCCGATTTTTGATATTTACGATCAGGCGGTTCTCACCGAACTGGTGAATCAGCCGGTGGACACCGCTTTGGAGCAGGCCCCATTCCTTGGGGAAGCAATTGCTCCAATGGTTGACCAGGAGAGCCGCATGGCTCGAATGGATATCGGGCGTCAGTATTCGTTCGGTATCGGGCAGTTCAAGGCCCCCAACGCTATGCCTGCTCTGGTTGAGATGCCAGTCACGGAGCGGCGTGAGGCCCTGATTGAGATGGCGAATCTCGAAGAGATGCACCGGATCAATTCAGAGCAATGGATGAGGCTGAATTCCAATGACGAATTCATCCGAAATGCCGAGGGCCTGGATGTCGTGTCGCGCGGTCAGGTTCTTCGTCGTCGCCTTGAGCGTCTGACGGAGTGGATGCGCTGGCAGGCGTTCGTCAACGGATCGCTGACGATCACCTATCCGCGCACGAATTCGCAGATCTTCATCGACTACGGATTCCTGCCCGGACATATGCCGCAGCCGCTTACGCTGTGGAGTGACGTGGTGAATTCTGATCCGGTGGCCGACCTCGAAGGCTGGCAGCTTCAGCTAGCCAACGATGCCGGTTTCCTGGGTACGAGAATTCATCTCACGTCCAAGACAGCCAAGCTGATCCTCAACAATCAGAAGCTCAAGACCTATTTCAACATCCCGACCGGCACGCCGTTCAGGGCCACGTTGGAGCAGGTTGCCCAGCTTCTTGCCGAAGGTACGGAATTCGTCGTCCATGACGCCGGTTTCCGCCCGATGGCTTCCGGTGCAGACCGGGCTGAGGCGGCGCACACCCGCTACCTGCCGAACTACAAGGTTCTGTTGACGACCGAGTATCTGATCGAGGGTGAAGCCATCGCCGACACCCTCAATGGTCAGGTGGAAATCGGAACGGATTACAACGAGACGGAAATTCAGCAGGGTCCGACCTCTGAGGTGATCCTCGACAACATGACCAAGAACCGCTACCTCCGCGAAGCTGCGGCTCGCATCGTCCGGATTATTCATCCGGAGTGCTTCCTCAGCGCGACGGTCGCTTAGGAAGGAGGCGATAAAAAATGCCTGAGTATTACCGCGCGAAGCAGGACGTTTCGATCCCGCGTGTGGTTTCTCGAATCCACGGCGAGGGAGAGGACGCGCAGTTTGAAACGGAGGGGGTCAATTACCCTGCCGGTTCGCTGATCAAGGTGTCAGAAATGACGCCCCATCATCGGGAGCGGGCCGAGTCGGGTGATTTTGATCACCTGCTGGAACCCGTTTCAGGCGAGGACGCCGAGGCTTATGGCCCCGGTGCTGACGAGCCTGAATTCGGAATTTTCGTGGCCGAGCATGAGGCCGAGGCCCATGCGCTTGAGCAGTACGGCCATCATGTGATTCCGAAGGAGCAGGAGTTGGAGGCTCTGTCGGGGTCCGCTGAATACGCCCGCCAGTACCAGCAGGCGGCAGCGGAGGCCGGTCTAAGCCGCCGTGCCAACCAGGAGGCCATGCACCCGGATAACCGGGAGCGTGTGCCCGACGAGGTTCTCTACGGCGCTGAGACGCGCACAGGGCAGCCTCACAATCGCGGCCCCGAGCAGAGCTTCGAGGGCCAGGATGGTGACGAGCAGGAGCAGGTGAGCGAAGACAACGCTCAGGCCGCTCGCCCGCGTCCTCCCGCGTCTGGGGAGGAACAGGTTGGTGTGGGTGACCAGGGACCTGCCGGTGAGCCGGTTGACCCTGAGACGGCCCCGGTTCAGCCAACCGCCCCCGCCGAGGCCCCCGCAGGAGGCCAGGAGTAGGAAATGCCAGTAGCAGGGCCAGTCGCCGACCGCGTAAGGGGATTGATTCCCGTTACTTGGGATGCTCTTTCGAGAGATCCCAGGGTCGGCGACGGCCCGCTACAGGCAGCCATCAATCTCGCCAAGGAAACGGTCACCGGGACGGTCGTTCCCTCCACCCAAGAGCAGAATTATCCGCTGATCGCCATCGACTACATAGCCAAGGTGGCCGTCATCGAGATTATTCCGGGCGGCATTGATTTTTGGATGAACCAGGCGCAGTCGGTCAGCGCCAGCGGGACCAATGAAAATCTTTCGTATACGGATCGAGCAAGCCGACTCGATCAGCAGCGCCAAGAACTTCTGGAAGAGACGCGAACGAAATACACCGAAGTCGCCAAGCTCATCGGATATTGGCTTGATAATGGCCGAGCCGTTCCGCAAATGTCGAGCGCGAACATCAATCCGTTCCATCTCACGCCTTCCCCAGAGGAATTCCCCCGGCCCTACAAGCAGACCCAATACTCGTGAGCTTCACTCTTCTCGATACTCCGACAGTTGGCCTGCCCGATCTTCAGCGAGCCGCCTTCTACGTCTTTTTCGAGGGCATGAACAACGCCCAGCAAGAAATCGATGCGTATTGGCAGCCGCTTGATCAGCGCTTCAACACCGTGACCGGCAGAAATATTCCGCCTGTGACGATGGAGCCGATCCCGGCATCTAATTTCCATGAGGGCCACAAGCCATCTCTGGTCTTGGGGACCCCTGATACCTATCCAAATTTGTCGGTGTTCGCGATGAGGGCCGATCCCTCCGCGCAATCTCCGAGCGCCGACAATTTTGAGGCTTGGGATGATCAGATTTCTGTAGAGGTCATGGTCAAGGGGACCAGCGAGGATGAAACCAACCGGCGCATTCAGAGAATGGCCGACGCGGTTGTTCTCTGTCTTCGTCGAAATCCTGATCTTGGCGGAGCCATCATCGGGGAAATTTCTCAGCCCGCCGTGATGATCTCTGATCTTTTCAAGGTACGTTCTCCCGGCCAAGGTGGTGCCTATGGCGAAACCTACGTTTGGCAGGGAGCGCAGATTTCTTTCCGGGTCCGCAAGGATTCGGTTCGTCCGTCTAGTGGCCCAGGCACCTTCGCTGAAGCGTCACAAGTCGATTACAGTCAATTCATCGATCAAGGGTGAAAGGAGAAATTCCAGATGCCCTACTACAAGCTGGTTGCCTCGGGCCGTCCAGATGTGGTTGTGAACGAGATCGTGCTGTCCCGTGATGAAAGCGGAGAGCCTGATCAAGTCATTTCCATTGGACAAGCTGCCGAGCTTTCAGAAGAAAATCTGACGCGGGCACAGAATGTCGCCACGTCTCTCGGTTATGCCGTCGTCGAGGCAGAGGAACCGAGTGAAGAAGAGGCTCAGGCCCCGGTCCAGCCGGTCGGCGCAGATGTCGCCGGTCAGTCCCCGGTGGTGGAGTCAACCCCCAGCGGCCCCAGCGTGAGCCAGCAGGGGGAGCAGCAGGTCGTAGAGCAGGTGCAGGAAGAGGGTGGTGCGCCGGGAGCCGCCACCGAATCAAATCCTCAGAGCAGCTAGAGAAGGAGGTGAGCTAAATGGCAACGGATTTCTTTCGTGTAAACGTCAACGATACGAGCTTCATCCGAGGCGCAGCCCGCCTCCTTGTCGCTCCGATCACTCAGGCGTTTCCGGCGAAGATCAGCGATGTGATTTCTCTGTCTTCGACCGCGACAACGGCTGATAATGACGAGCAGACAGTTTCCGTTTCCGGTGGGACTCCTACGGGCGGCGGGTTCACGCTGACGCTCGACACGGGTGACGGAACTGGTCCGTACACCACATCAACGCTGGCATATGACGCCACCGCAGCGAACATTCAGGCGGCGATTGTGGCTCTCCCCAATGTGGGTTCGGGGAATGCCACGGCGACGGGTGGACCCCTCCCGGCTACGCCGGTTGTGGTGACCTTCGGCGGGACCCTGGCGGATATGTATGTGCCGCAGATGACCGTCGAGTCAGCGCTTATTGGCGGTGGTCAGGCTGTCGTGGCTCACACCCAGGAAGGCTCTGGGGCATTGGGCCTGTATGACGCGCAGCCGGGGTGGTCCGATCTTGGCGCGACCAAGAACGGAATTACCATCACCATCAACAACGGTGAGGACACCTTCGATATCGACCAGCAGCTTGGGATCATCGGTTCTCAGCCAAACGGGTGGACCGTCACAGTCGGTACGGCCCTGGCCGAGTCAACCGAAGAGCGGATGCAGGTCGCTTGGGAGGGTTCGGAAATTCTGATCGACGCCACACCGGCCTCCGGTCCTGAAAAGGAAATCGGATTCGGTGCGCCGCCGTTCTACACCCAGCGCCGCGTTGCGGTCCTCTTCCAGCGCCCGAGCGGCTATATCCGGGGGTACTTCTTCCGGATCTGCCAGCGGTCGCCTTCGGAGGCAGCCGTCACGTTTGCCAAGACAGGCGATCAGCAGACGATCCCGCTGCTTTTCAACTGCCTCGCAGATACGTCCATTACGGACGTGAAGAAGCAGTTCTTCATCATCCGCGATCAGGCGCTCAGCTAGACGTAACCCAACATCAAAATAGTGCCGGGGTGACGCAAAGCGGCCTCGGGCTACCGGCTACAAAAGGGCCAAGGAGCCACGCTTGCACGTCCCCCGCAACGGAGTCGTCAGGGTTTTCTCTCCTTTTCCCTGGCGGCTCCGTTGTTTTTAGAGATATGAATTTTTCAGTAGAAACAGACGGAATCAATTCGACGCTAGCCCGCTTGCGAGTCAATCAGGCTGGCATCACCAAATTCGCCATCGAAGCGGTTGAGAAAACCGTGGAGCGTGGCTACGAGGAAGCCCAGAGGGGAGTTCCTCGGGGGCCTGCCAGGCGCAATCGCCAGGGAGAGCGGATGGCAGACGCAATTCGCTACACCCACGCTGAGTATGCCCCAGGTGGTCTGGGAGGCGGCGGAACGCGACAGGCGGCTCTCTACATCTCGTTCGTGGCCTCGCCGCACGCTCGCTTCGTCATGGAGGGCACAGGGGAAGGCGGCCTGAGAAAAATTCTCGCCAGAGATGTTTCTAAGCGAGGGTTCTTCTGGATCGACAAGGAAGGCGAGAAGCCACACGCCATCAAAGAATTTCGCGGTCAGCGTCCACAAATTGAATGGTGGGAGAGGTCCAAGCTGGCTATGCAGGAAGAACTTGAAGCTCGCATTGCGGACTTCGATATACAAAACACATAACCGCACGATCTTAGGAGGTCGTCATGGAAGTTGATCAGGTCGTAGATGTAGATCCCAACGAGGCTCTTTCAGAGGGCGAGGTTGAGCAAAATTCGACTCGCCCGCGCCCTGGGGCACAAACAGATAATGGCCCCACTAAGGAACAAATAGCCGAGGACATGGCGGCTCTAGCTCCCAAGGCAGGCTCGCGGGAATGGAAAATTGGCCCTCCTGAGCAGCAGCGCACATACATTCAGCGCGAGCTTTCGGTAATTGGAAAGGCTCAGTGGTTTGGACTGGTCGGAGAATTTCTCGACAAGGCGCTTTCGGGCGACAACGCTCTGTCTCTGAACAACCTGCTAGCGCCACCACAATTCAGGAATCCTGGGGTTATCTCACCTGCCGATTTCCAAGACGCCGATCTGTTCGTCCACGCGGTCGGGAAGCTCCTGACGCATACGCCTGAATTTCTCGGGAAGTCCGTGTGCATCTGGCTTTCTGTCCCAGACTACGAATGGGATTTGGTTCAGGAAATGATGAAGCAGTCGCCTGAAGTCGGCGGCATGTCTGACGATATGTTTCAGGAAATTTTTGAGACATTCATCGATCAGAACTACAAGGCCATCAACACTTTTTTTCGCCAAAGGTTTCCGCAGCTTCGCGCTCGCTGGCAGGCTCGGGCGAAGGAAGCAAACCCGTCTCAGTCGTAGAAGCTCTGGAAGAGTATTCCGCTTATCACCCAGAATCCATAGAAGAGTTACTGCATTGGTCCGCTACACGATTCGAGCGCTTTTATACTTTGCATCAAAAGCGGAGAATTCTAGAAACGCTAGAAATTCAAAGACGCGAAATGGTCGCGGCTCTGTGGTCTAACTCAGCGTGGGATGAAGACAACACCGGGGCGAGAGGAAAGGCGATCAGGGATCTGGAAGTAAGCCACGAGCAAGCTGTGGAATCAATTGAGAAAGCTTTCTCGAAGGATTTCGTAAAGGAAGAAGAAAAGCTATCCAAAGACAATCCATTCTTCGCCGCCGCAGAGCGTGGTCTTGAAAGAGTGGAAAGGGAATACAAAAAAAAGCGCGGCGATGCAAAACCGAAGGTCGAAGAGGCACCTGACTACATGAAGGATCTCGATCAGGCGTAAGCCATGCCGGATTTTCAGGACATCATCGAAATCATCATCAAGGCAAAGGACGATACGTCCCGAGCTTTTGCGTCGGCAACGGCGAACATTGCTGGCTTCGATGAAGCTCAGAAGCGTCTAGGTGATAACACCAAGGCGGGTATTGCAGCACAGCGGGCTTGGGCAGAGCAAATTGACAAAGGCAAGACGCCTGCTGACCGCCAAAAAGATTCTATTACGAGACTGAATGCTTCGTATAACGATCTCAAACTGAGCGCGAACTCGTCGCAAAAGGCAATAGAAGAACACGTAAGAGCCATCCAAAATGTTGAAATTGCACAAGCTCGTGTTACCAAATTGCAACGCGAGGGAGCATCGGGCACTTCTACATATGCCGCTGCGACCATTCAACTAAAAACCCGCACAGATGAACTATCGAAGGTTCTAAAAGAACAAGGTGCAAGAACTGAAGAGACTGCAAGACAAACAGCAATAAGTATTCAGCGCCAAGCTGAGATGAATACCCGAGCCAAAGAAACCCTCCAAATCAATGCAGAAATTGAAGCTCAGCAAAAACGACTTCTCGCACTAGCGCAAAGACCCGCTAAAACTCTAGCTAGCCCCGATGCTAATCAAACTCAGGAAATTGAAGCTACTCGTGCGTTGTTGGACATTCGCAGACGACTTACTGATGTAATAGGTGATCAAACCGAAGCAGAAAATCGTTTGAGCGAGGTTCGTCGCCAGGCTCTTAGAGATCAGGGATTCGCTGATGAAGAGGATGCTCGAAAGGCAAAAGTTGAATATGCGTATGCAGAAGCCTTGCGGGAGGTAGCAAAAGCGCGGCGAGAAGTAAATCTTGCAAACAGAGCAACTAAACGCGGAGATTACACCTCAGTCAGTGAAGAAACAGCGATACTTGCCGATACTAATATCCGGGGGCTAACGACTGGAACAGCAGCCGGTGATATTGGCGGAAATCTTGGTTATTTCAGCAAGATAATTGGCGGTGGTCAGGGCGGCATAGGAGGGTTGTCTCAGGCGGGAATTGGCCTGATTGCGCCTTGGATCACGGCGATTGGAGGGCTTGCCGGGGCGTTTGGTTCGGTCACTTCTGCGGTCACCGCTGCTTCTACAGCCGTTTCTGCCGGGTTTATGACGGCGATGGCCCAGGCAATTCCCGCGATGGGAATTTTTGGGGCATCTCTACAACGTCTCACAAGCATATTTGGCTACGTTCAACAAATAGTTGCTCAGACCCAAGCGCGGTTCGTAGCTCAATACATGACCGCTTATCAGACGGCTCTGGGAATCAACCAAGTAAACATTGCTGAACACAATTATTCAGACACGCTTTTCCAAGCTCAGCAAGCCGTCAACAATGTCCGGGTCGCCCAGCTTGGGCTTCTGACCGCACGCCAGCAGGCTTATCGCCAGCTACAGCAACTCGTTTTCCAGGAAGAGCAAGCTAGGCTGGCTGCATTGGCTTCGTCGCTGGCCCTCACAGACGCTCAGAAGGCGTTGCAGCAGGCCGTAGCCACAGGTGGCGATGTCCAGCAAGCCCAGCTACAGGTTGCTCAAGCACAGGTCGGCCACCAACAGGCCATTGTGCAAATGCACAACGCGATTACGGATGCTGCTAGCGGATCTCTGGCTCGACAAAATATTGCTCAGACGGTCAGGCAGGCAGAGATCGGCCTTGTCTCGGCACGGCGAGCAGTTGTCGATTCTCAATACGCATTGGCTCAGGCTCGCGCAGCCATCATCGAGGCGCGTCAGGCCGCAGTTGGTTATGACGTGGGAGTCCAGGCTCAGCTTGCATTTTTGCGTAGCCAGATGACTCAAACGGAAAGAGTGCTGTCGGGGTACATTCTTACGCTCTATCGGATGTTCCAGGGAGCGCACGGCGTTCTCAGGCCGATTACTGATCAAATTATTGGGGCGTTTGTTCCCATTGTTGGGAACATCATTAGAGTTCTTCGTGACCCAAGAATTTTGGGAGCGCTTCAGCAACTTGCTCACAGCATGGCTGGCGGGATTGGGCAAATAACCAAAGCTTTCTTTAGCCCAGCAGCTATCAATACATTCATTTACCTAATTCACCAGGCTTCTGCCAATGTAAAGCCGCTTGCCCGCATCATCGTTGATTTCCTGACTTCAGTTGGGGCCATCGTAAGGATCGTTTCGCCATTCCTGCATCAAATACTTATATTCATTGAAGGAATTGCGAACCAATTTACGTCCTGGGTTTCATCTACCCAAGGCAAAAATCAACTCAAGGCATATTTCTCTGATGCTTTCGATGCGCTCAAGTCTCTGATCAGTCTCTTTGTGGCTTTTGGAAAACTGTTCTTCTCCATACTTGGTGAAGGCGGCGGAGCGCGTTCGGGCATTGGCCTGATTGATGATTTTACTAAAAAAATAAACAGGCTTACCAAATCAATCAACGATCACGGCTCTGCTTGGCATGTCCTACAGAGGCTTTGGGCCAGCGCAAGGCCAATCCTCGCTGATCTAGGAATGATTTTTGGGGCGCTCGCTAAGGCAATTCTAGATATAACCGGAAGCGCTGGTGGGCAGCAGGGACTTCACGCAATGGCTGTCTTGCTCTCGCAAGAGGTCATACCAGCTATCACGCAATTCCTAATAATTACTGGACAGGTAATTTCTGACATAACTAGATTCTTGGCTGCTCACCAGAATCTAGCAACCGCAGTTACGGCTCTTGCCACGGCATATTTGGGATTCCGTTTTGTAAGGGGAATTATTGGTGGTCTACTCGGTGGCACCGGCAGGCTGCTTAGTGACCTTGGAAAGCTACAGAGATTCTTTACACACCCCTGGCAGACAATCAAAGACGTATGGGGTGGCAAGCCTTTTGAAATCAGTGGGCAGCCAATTCTCGATGCTTGTACGACAGGGGCAGAGCGGCTTGGCGCTGCCATTCGTGAAGCTCTAGGCGTGGGCAGCACCGAAGCGGCTACAAAAATTGAAGAAGCGGAAGTTGCTGGCGGGGCAAAAGCAGCCGAAGAAGAAAAAATTGGCGAGGTTCAAGGGGGTGCGATTGCTGGCGAAGAAGAAGGGGCTGGGGCTGCTGGTGGCGGCGGAATAAATGCCGTTGAAGGCTTCGCGGGTGGATCGTTCCTTTCTAGGTTGGGTGGCGGATTGGGGTGGTTGTCCAGGTTGGGCGGTGCTGCTGCTTCGCTGTACGCGCTATATCAAGCGACTCAAGGTGTTCCGACTAGCCCTAATTCTCAGTTCAAATTCGTTCCATCAAATAAATACATTGCGCCAAATCAGGTAGGAACATTTGGCGGATCTGTTGAAAATTCACTTTCAAGTATTCCCATTATCGGCAAAGCAATATTTGGGCTTACGGGCAGCGTTGATCCAACAACGGTAGCTCTACAGAGACTCAACAAAGAAATAAAGAACCTTCCTCCGCTCACAGATCTGAGCAAGCAGCAATTGGAATCTTTTAGACAAGAAGTGCTGCGTATCAGTCGTATGCCAGATATGACTGAAAGAGAGCGCCAGGCGCTACGGGCTTATGCTGGCATGTTGACTCAAACACAGGTTGCGATGCAAAGGTGGGCAGGGACATTCAAAACCTTTAGCGCAACCGGGATTCAATCGGCAGCGGAATTCAGAAATTCGCTTATTTCTGATGGGCAGCAAATTGCGAGTCGTTGGACGCGCGGGACGCAACAGTGGACTACCCAAGTCCAAGCGGTGATTTCTGTTGCTATGGCAAATATCCAACAAATGACGGCTGACGGCGTGAAGGGTGTCGGCCAAGATTTGCAATCGCTGTGGAATTTCATGGTGAAGTATTTGCCTGGGTTCCAAACTCAACTCAATCAAATGGGCCAAAGCTTGATGGCTCAACTTGGTATGAGCGGCACTTTCCATGCTTCCCAATTGAGCCAGAGTGCGCCTAGTTGGCTGCGACATTCCTCTAGGCCGCATCACACTTCTACCCCGTCAGCACCTAAGCTCTCGGTGCCGAATCCAGTCTCAATGCCTTCACTTGCTTCGGCACCTCCACCCTCACCAAATATTGGTGGCGGAAATTATGGACCTGGCATAAACGCTAATAGTGGCGGGAGCGGCGCTGTTCCAGCACCTTCATATCAACCCGCTGGTAGATCCCAAATCGGCCCCGGTGGGACTTTCTCGCTGGCGTCTATTTCATTCGATACGCCTGCTTTCTACAGGGCGCAACTTCAGCTTTACCTGCGAGCGCAGCAGATAGCTAACAGCATAAATACGTTCACCAAGAATTTCGAGCTACTTTCTGGGCCGAACGGTCTGTTTGCGCTGGCAGCACAAGCAATTTCTGATCTAACCACGCGGATGACCAATACTGCGACTCTGGCAGCGAACGGCATTCGCATGATCGGTAGTAGATTTGTTTCTACGACGCCTTTGACACAGGTTGCTTCTGATATTGCTCAAATAAATGTAACCAATGTAAACCTGCGTGATAACGAAAGGCTTGTCAGCCAAGAATCTCGCGCTCTCAGAGAAATAAATCGCCGCATACGTGACTTCGGGAGAGTTACTGCTTCCAATATGAAGTATTACCAGCAGCTTGTTGGTGCGCGGCAGCAAATTCTCCAAGACATCATGCAGCTTGATCAGCAGATCGGCTCGGATGCACAGCAGGCGCTTCAACTAGCTCAGCAGCTATTCCAAGATCGATTGACTAAGGCAATGCGAGCATCGACGAATGCGCTCGCATATTTCCAGCAGCTTTTGGCTACCTACCAAGCTATTGGGACTACAGGTGCCATCGGGCGCACAGGAAATATCAATGAAATTATTTCCTCCACCGAGAACAATCTTCGGATGGCAGATCAGGGCGTAATTGCCGCTTCACAGGCTCAGGTCCAGGCGCTTCAGCACGCTTACGATATTGCTGCTCAAAAGGCGCGTAGAGATCCCCGCTGGCAATCTGTGGCCGATCAGATTTACGCTCAGCTTCAGCAGGCCATTTCTTCCGTGAGCCAAGCCCAAGCTCAGGCCCTCCAAGACGCCATGAACGCGCAGCAGGAGCAGGCTCAGTACCAGAACAACCAAGTTCAGGTAATGCAGACCGTCGCCCAGGTGCAGCAAGGCTTTGGCAATTTCCTTGGCGGTGCGCTCACAAATATTCAGGCTGCAAGGCTGAACCAACAGTATATGCAGCAGCAATACACGGCGACTCAGGGCCTTCTCACCCAGGCCGAGGCTCAGGGAAATACGCAGGCCATCCTCACGCTGACCGAGCAGCTACAAACGCTTGGTGCCCAGATCCAACAGGCCAACCTGACCTACCAGCAGGCGATTACTGCTTATGGCCAAGCAATCGTCACCATGTACGACACGGCTGCTCAGACTCAAAGCGGAATTGTTCAAACCGCACAGGGTATTTTCCAGCTTATAGGTCAAATTCAGGGCAACCAAGCATTGCCGCAGCAAATCCAGGTCGCTCAAGAAAATGCGACTCAATTGGCCCAGCTTGCCAGTAGTCTGGTTCAGAAAATTGTTCAGGATATGAGCAACGGCACGTTTGGCTCTTACCAAGGTCAGGTCAATGCCGTACTCGGGCCACTCATGGCCGCCTTCCAGCAAAGCCCGCAGGCATTCGCAGCGCTGTCTGTTGCGATGGGATCGCAAATTTCTAATTTGATGGGGATTCTCCCACAGGATATGCAGGGAGTCTTCAACGACCTCATTTCAGCTATGGGCGCTAATACCACGGCCACTGTCCAGAACACCGCGAATCTTCAGCAGCTTGAAGCGACGACCAATCAGCAGAATTTCTCGTCGAGTGCGTGGACTATGTTCCGAGACGCGATTTTCAATGGCCTGGGAGGGTTGCTTCCGCAGTACGCAATGTCGGTGCCCTCGATGGATATCGGCGGTAACATTCAGAGGTCTGGCTTGATCTTCGGTCACGCTGGCGAGCAGATCGTCCCGGCCAATATTTCTCGCACGAACAACTTCGGAACGAAAAACATTGAGAACCACTTCCACATCGATCATCCGATGGAAGTCGCTGATCCGGTGCATCTGAGCAACGCGGTTGCGTGGAAGATGAACCACGACCCTGATTCCAGATAGGAGAAAAATGCCGCTTCGTTCAGAATATGTCGATTGCATCACGGTCAACCAGGGAGGGGTTTTGGCTCCCCTGGCGGGCATTGATGCCACGGTGTACGAGATCAACCCGGATGGCTCACAGGGAAGTCAATACACGCCATTTGCGGGCCTGACAGGCTCTACCCAGGCATCCTCTACGGCTACGGACAGCAACGGGAATATTTCCTTCTTTCTCGACGGCGGCGAGTATCGAATCGACTTTGCGGATTCCCAAAGCCCCGCTCGCATCGCTCCGTTCAGCAGATATTTCGCGGCATTGACGTTCAGCGAAGCCCAACTGATTGCCGCGAGCGCTCCGCAGAAAGTCGGCGAGATCCGTTTCTACGGAGGGACCACGGACCCGGTAGACAGCGATGGCACCACCAGAAATATGATCTGCGATGGTCGCCCGCTGAACAGAAGCACTTACTCAGATCTATTCGGAGTCTTCGCAGAGACTTTCGGAGCAGGAGACGGCTCGACAACGTTCAACATTCCTGATATCACGCTCGGGCCACCGGCTTCGGGCCTCAAATTTATTGTGAGGGTTCTCGTATGACAGTCATCGCCCAGCAGCTTGAATGGACCGTTAGCACGGGCGGTGTCTATGCCGCGCAGCCTCAGCAGGTCATCAGCGCGGCCCCCGGATCGACTGTAGACCTTCCCGCTGGCCCACAGCACTCGGTTGTAGGCGTTGTTGCTCAGTCGGGAACCCTCCCCACTGACGCCGTGACGATCAATTCTCCTGGGTCCTCCGTGATCTACGGGATGGGTCCGGGTATGGACGGCATCAATTCGATGCAACTGACCGAATCATTTCAATCGGTCTTTTTCATGTTCGACGGAACGAATTTCTGGGTCATCGAGGGCGGCAACAACATCATCGCCTCTGATATTTCAACAGGCACCCTTGAGACGACTGGAAATGTAGATATCGGCGGAACCCTAACCGTCGTCGGGACAGCAGAATTCGAAGCAGGTATCACGGCTGACGAAACCTTGACCGTCACCGGAGTCGCCACTTTCAATGGCGGCATCGTTGTAAATGGAAATATGACGATCAGTGATGAAGGCGAGACGACCTACATCACCGTAGACAGCACCGGCTTGGAAGTCACCACCGGCAACGACACGGATGGCTATCTCCTGGTCGGCGGCGGAGGCGTTACGGTTGCCGCCACTAAATATGCGGATTACAACCAGGGGCCGCAGCTAGGCGTCTACAAGGCGTTCAACTGGATCAATTCCAATGGAGCCGCTCAGGTAGACAATTGGGGTTATATCTCAAACACGTCTGGCTGGATTGTCTGCGGCGAGTACCAGATGCGCTTCGATGACCCTGATCACAACTCGTATTTCATTGCTGATACGAACGTGAGAATGCTAGGATTCTGGGGTCAGAAATCACCTCAGCGTTCCTACTCTACTGATCCTACGGACATTGCCAACACACTTCAGGCATACGGCCTGACTGACTAAGGAGAGAAATGGAAGTTCCAGTTGACATTACCGCACGACACGCGAAGCAGATGCTCGCTACCTTGCATAACGAGCGAGCTAAGCTAGAAGTCCAGAAGGTCACAAACAACCATCCAGATAATCATCGCTGCACCAATGAAATGACCTACGCGGAGCGCTTTGCTTTTCTGGACGAGGCTGAAGATCGGTTGCGCGACAAGTACGGAGAATTGCTGGATAGCTAATGCCTAGAGTAGCTCAGCCATTTATTCCAGGGCCAGGAGACGGGCTTCCTGGAAGCGAAACCCTGTTGGGAAGCGGGAGGGCCATCCCCGCTGGCATTGAAGCCGTCCTGGAATACAACGGCCTGTTCCTGAATGTCCAAAAAAACATCGACCAATACAGGGTCACGGAAATCGATGGCTTGGGAGATCCCGATATCAGGGACACTCGGGACGTAAGAACTGGTTCTGACGGAGAGGTTCCCTACAACTCTTTTTACGGTGGGCGAACCATAGTCATCAACGGAAATATCCAGACCTTCAACGTAGCCAAGCTGCGGGATATGCAGATGGCCCTGCGGACGGCATTTGCTGATCTATCGCAAGAAAAGCCGTTGATATTCCGAACTGGCGATCCAGATACAGACCACTACATCAACTGCAAGAAGATTTCGCCTATTCAGTGGGCGGAAAGCCAGCAGTCCAACATGGTCACGCGAGATTTCCAGATCTCCTTGCGGGCCTCTGACCCGAGATTTTTCGGCTTGTACGCCAACTCGGAGTCTTTCTACCCAGGGACGATAGACAGCCTCACCGAAGTCCTGACGGCGGTGAACGAGGGCAACTACAACGCCTCGCCGGTCATCAGGTTCTATGGCCCTTCGCTTTCTTCTTCGCTGTGGAACGACACCACCCAGCAGCTAGTGAAGGTCAATTTCGTCCCGTCGTTCGACTATTACGAATACGATCTGGCTGCGAACACGCTGAAGAATTCATTTGGCATAAATTCCTGGAAAGCAATGGACGATGCCAGTGAAATGATGGTGTTCGCCCCTGGCCCCAATAAGCTTTTCTACCAAGGGAATTCTCCGCAAGTAGAAGTGTTCTGGCGAGACTCGTATATCTGATGCAGTACGAGTGCGTTCTTTTCAAGTCGCCTGATCCAGAAGACCCTTTTGGTGATCTTGAGAAACTAGGTCCGCTCACAGGGGTTACTCAGCAGACTTGCACGGTCACGCGAAACCGGGCAGGATCGGCTTCGTTTGTTCTTCGCACCAACTCTGACTCCGCCAAGGAGATCCTCGACAGAGTAGATCTCAACGATGTCCGGGGGACCGTCAGAAAGTGCATAAAAGTGAGGCGTACCGATTCCAAAGGCAACAAGAAGACCATCTGGTCGGGGCCAATCTGGGGAATTCAAGGCAGTCTTGACCAAGGCACGATGACGGTTTCTTGCGTAGGCTGGCTCGAATCGCTCGTCAAGAAGATCCTCTACAGCACCCAGGATTTTTCCAACAAGGGCTATGGGACTCCGGCTGATGAAATCGCCTTCGCTTTGATGCGGGTCATCAACGGGCAATACCTGAGCCGCGCAAATATTCCCGACGCGCCACTCTGGGTCAAGGAGGGGAGCGTCTTCGGGGGGCCGCTGTTGCCCCGCAATCGTTACTACACGATTGGGCAGCAGCTTGGCGACGCGCTTCAGAATATGTCTGATGTCGAAGCCGGATACGACTACATGGTTGATCCCGACACGCGCGAATTGAATTTGTATAACTGGAATTACTACTCTACGCGCGAGGATGTGATTTTCGGATACCGCAAGGGGCCGGACAATCTGAAGACCTTTTCCTGGACTGAAGATGCGTCTCAGACGTGTAACTCGATGATCGTGATTTCCCAGGGTGCCCCGGTTGGACCGATCTACGACGCGGACTCTCAGCGCGACTACGGGGTCTTCGAGGAATACAACACGCTCTCTGGGGCACAGCAGACCATCCTGGCGGCTTACGCGGGCGCAGAGCTAGCCATACGCTCCGTTCCGCTGCTGACCTACAGCGTGGCCCCCTACTCGAACTCGTCCCCCAAGATCTTCGAGGACTACGATATCGGCGATGCCGCTTATCTCTCTGCCGAGAAGGATTATTTCAAGCTAGAGCGGCAGAAGATCAGGATTTTTGGAGCGACCCTGAATTTCGACGACAACGGCAACGAGCAAGTTTCGTCTTTGGCCTTCTCGCCGACCGGAGATTAGGATGTCTTTCACACCGGGAGGGAAAAACCCCAAGCAGCAAGATATGTCCTCGATCATCCGAGGGTTAGAGTCGAGAATCCAGGCTCTTGAGCTTGACCGTCCCAAGATTTACACACAGGACACGCTCACAAACTCCTGGACGATCCAGCACGGCAAGGGAAGGTTCGTCACCGCCAGGCTTTTTGATAGCTCTGGGAACGAGATAGACATTTCTTCCACATGCCCAAATGAAAACGAGGTCTTGCTTTACAACAAGACCCCGTTCTCCGGCACGGCTATCGTTTTTTAGACTACAGGTGGCCCTGAGCGCCTGTTGTAGAACCCTCCCCGCTGATACCCGGCAAAGGCTATCAGCAGGAAAATCAGCAGACACACCAGGCCGACGATGGTGGCGTGCCCGATCAGAGCGACGGCCACGAAATAGATGACCAGCGCGATAACCGCTGCAATCAGAATGTTGATAAGTAGACCCATCTTACCTCCTATGGATGATTTTCAATTTTCTTTCCGTACTGATAGCAATCTCGCAAAGAAGTTGAATTGATATACGCCTCAGCTTCTTTGGCTGTGTGAGATGTCGCCGCTGCAAAGACCAGTCCTCTCAGCAAAAAACAGGTGTCTTCGGCGGCTCTAAATCTGGCTTCCTGGATGAGAACGCTCGCCTCTTTAGCCGTTTTAGCGTTGAATTCAGCTTGTGATACCCGCGACGAGAAAATCGTAAGCGTGATGATGAGCGCGACAATCGCAATGAGTCCCGACATAACCGAGACGATTTCCAAAGTCAGGATGATCGGTCCTCGGCTATACACGGGCCTACCCGGAACTCGGCGTTCCCCGCCGCTCCACACTTCTTCTTTTCCTTCGCCTCTTTTTCTTTCCATCTAGTTTCCTCGGAAGAATGATCGTGATTAGAGCAGTCGTGATCCCGTTTACCAGCAGGAATACCCCTGCGATGATGGCTGACACCGTGGTTGAAGATCCATTCGCTACGACAGCCAAAATTGCTGCCTGGCAAATCCATATACCTAATACTGTGGTCGCTCCTAACATTCTTCGTGCGTAATCCTGTCTAGACTGCTAAGATCACATCTATGGTGATCAGGATTGACCACAAGCTCCGGATTGCCCTATCCGAGCTTCCTCACGATGTCCGCGATTCTATCGTAGAAGCGCTCTCGTTACCTAACCTTGAGAGACAGAAAGCGATGGAGCAGAACACCCCTGGCTGGGAACACATGCCCGAGAAGATTCAGCTATGGGATGTTGAAAAAGCGGCTCTGGTGATGCCTCGGGGCTTCATCGGCCCGCTTTTGCAGGGCTTGGAGGCATATGGGATCAAGACCAACATAGACATGCACACGACCTTCCTGCGCCCCTATGAAGAGAAGGGCATGAAAATTTCCTTGCGGCCCTGGCAGCAGCGATTCGTGGATTTCGCCAGGCCAGGGCTACTCGCGGGTATCTACAAGGCTCCTGCGGGATCAGGAAAGACCGTGGCCGTCCTGGAACTGATCCGCCTGATTCACCAGCGGGCCATCATCCTCGTGAACACTAAGGACATCCTCTATCAGTGGATAGCCAGAGCCAGGCAATTTCTGGGTCCTGACTACCCTGTCGGGATCATTGGCGATGGTCAGTTCGCCACTACTAAACATCTAAATATAGCTACAGTTCAGACGTTGAACAATAGATACGAAGAGCTAGAAAACCTTGGGTTCTTCGATTCATTTGGATTTATGTGTCTAGATGAATGCCATCATGCTACAGCATCTACATACAATAGACTTGTAGATAGGTTTAGTTCCACATGGCGTATAGGAGTAAGTGCTACGCCTGACAAGACCGGCGATTTCGCTCTGGCGCAGGCAGTTCTCGGACCCATCGTCTACGAGACGAGGCGTGAAGAGGTCCATAACATCATCAAGCCGATCATCTACCGCATCCCCACGACGTTCAGGTATCCGTTTCGGCCTGCTAGCGGCAGAAGGCCATCAAATTACGGAAAGATGATCCAGGCTTTGACCAATGACGAAGAACGTAACTGGCTCATTGCCAAATCGATCTTGATCGAAGAAGGCACTCACACGCTCGTACTCTCAAAGCGCCTTGAACATTTGGACAATATTCAGGCTTTGCTTGAAGAAAACGAATATCAGTATCCGATTCACAGGATTACTGGAAAAGAATCGTCAGAAGAGCGTAATCGGGTTGTCGAATACGCGAATTCCGAGCCATGCTGCATTCTTTCGACTCTGGCTGACGAAGCTCTCGACATTCGCCGCCTCGACAGACTGTTTTTGGCCTTCCCGCAGCGCAATCCCGGTCTAATTGAGCAGCAGGTTGGCCGCGTTTCGAGGTTCCACCACGATAAAGACGAAGCTCGTGTGTTCGATTTCCACGACATCGACTGCGAACCTCTGAACGCCCAATGGCATGTGCGCCGAAATAGGGTCTACGCCGCGCATGGCTACGAGATATTCGACGTAAATCGCCGAGATATCCTCAACTATGTCGGCGAATAGGGTATTCGCTACGGCATATATCGACGGTAGCGGAAATTCATCCCGCATTCAGGCGGCAGCGTGTGTTTTGCGCTCGAATAACGAATACTTCGAGAAAACAAAGCTACTTCCGCCTCATACGACGAATAATGTCGGCGAATACAACGGCGCTTTGCTGGCAGTTCGCCTCGCGGCAGAGATCGGCGCGACGGATCTCGAAATTTTCTCGGATTCCAAACTGATTGTTCATCAGCTTCGGGAGGAATGGACTTGCCGCAACCGGGAACTTCAGAAACTTCGAGATCAGGTGTGGGAAGAAGCCAGCCGGTTTCGCTCGGTTTCAATCCAGTGGATTCCGCGAGAGCAAAACGTAGAAGCTGACGGACTTTGCCGACGAGCCATTCGCGAAGCGCTGAAACCATAACCCTCTCCCCTCTTTGGGCTACTGAACCCACCGCCCCCTTGCCGGGAAAGCGATGGGTCGAAGTTCTCCGGGAACGTCGCCCAGGTGATTATTCACCGCGCAGACGAAAGGACGCCCAGGTGCAGCTTTATCGTCCGGAGAGCTTTCGCTTCTCACTCGTCTGCGCCCGCCCTCGCTTGCGCGACTGCGACGGGGCATGTGGATCTGGGAATTCATAGCGGCGACTCCCTCCCAGCAGAAGGGCTTTGGCTGTAGCACCCAGGGCCGTCAGTCACTTGGCCTCTCTTCTGTAGCTAGGTTCTAACTACAGGGCTTTGTACCGCACTAGACATATAGCCGCTATGTGTTAGGCTGTGCGTGGATCTCTCGGTGATTCAGAACCCTAGTCGGCGTCCACCAGGCCGTCAAGTGGTTCAGAGAAAGCCCCGCAAATAGCGGGGTTTTCTTGTTCTTGGACACCTGTGATCTTTGGTGCTATGATCGCATTCATGCCAGAAGTCGAGGCAGGACGCATCTACATACGGGAGGCGGCACAGATGCTCAATCGCCGGATTGGGACGATCCGCAAGTGGGAGCAAGACAAGGTGCTGCCTGAGCATCTGCGGTCGGAGCGGGGGCGCTCCAACTGGCGCTACTGGACGCCCGAGCAGATCGAGGGCATCAGGGAGTGGATGCGAAAGACAGATCGACGCTCAGGCAAGGGTCTGGTTCACTGGAACCCAACCGAGAAGGAACTCGAAAAGGCCATCGAAAAAATGCGCCGACCACACAGCATAAAGCGATCAAGACTGGAAGAGATCTAAATTGGCCGAATACAACTGCGAAATCTGCGGCAAGCCTCTGGAATATTCAGGTCGAGGCCGTCCGCCGAAGCGCTGCGACACACACAAGACCACCAAATTGCCAGCAGAGGGGGAATCGAAAGTGCCTCAAGCTCCGCGTCCTCGACCGAAGCCGGGGGTTTTTGCCCCGCCCGTGGAAAAGCCCGAAGCCGAGGCCCAGGAGAAGCCCCAGGCGTCCCCATCTGTTCCGCCCGCTGCCACTCCTGATGTCCAGAGTCGGGCCAAGGCCGAAAGCGCCGCGAAGCGGGCACGGGATAACACCGATGCGGCTGAGCTTTCCTGGCCGACCAACGCCAGCGGCAAGCCTCTGGCAAAAATCACCATGACCGCTTCTGAGCTAATCCCCACAGGCCAGTACGCGAACGTATCCGTTGGTCCTGCTCAGATCACCGCATTCGTTGATCTGGATCGCACCAGCGAGAAGTATTTCTCAGATCAGGAGAATGAGACTCTCACCAAGGCTATGAACGAGCTTGCGGAGATCGTCGAGCGCGACGTGATTGCCGTTCAGCGAAATATCGTTCTCGAATCAATTCAGGAGCAACTGACTCAAAATGGCAACTGAGCGTCCTGAATTTCAGCATCAAGATTCATATGTAGCCGGTGTGGATATCGTCCGGGTGATCAGCCAGGAGTTTGGCACCCCGGCCAGTATCGTCCGCTCTCAGGTGGCGATGGGGCGAATCCTCATTGGCGGATTGCCCTACACGGGAACGGACAGGTTCTTCATTCCGTATTTGGAATGCAAGGGAAAGGAAATCAACGTGATCGGCCCGGATCGCTCGTGGCGATTCCATTACCCCGATCTCGATCAGCCTGAATGATCAATGGATATAGAACGCGCTTTAGTAACAAAGCTCGTATTTACTGGACAAATCGAAGAAGCAATCTCCCGCAACATAAATGAAGATCATTTCGCTGATGAAGAATGCCGGGATATGTACCGTTATCTTGTCAGCCACACTCGCAAATACAAGTCGTGCCCCAGCCTTGAAGTAGCTAAGACTGATCGACCCGATTTCGAGTGGTTGCAGATGCAGGATTCTCTGGATTTCCTGCTAGATCGCTTCACGGTCCAAGTAAAGCGGCGGATGGCTGATGACATCCTCGTGGAAGTGGCTCAGGCCGCTGATGACCGCGAACGGGCTGAGAACATCGACATAGAGCTTCTCGAAGCCGCCCAAAAGCTGATCCAGGTCATTCCGTCAGGGAAGGTCGCCCGGTATTCCGAAATGGAGCAGCGGATCGTTGAGCAGGAGCGCCGCCAGGCAGAAGGTAGGCACCCAGGAATTCCTTTTGGGTTTCCCACGCTGGACCGTCTGACGGATGGGATCAAGCGCCACGAGCTAATTTCCGTTCTGGGCTTCACGAACGTTGGAAAATCAACGCTGCTGCGCGTGCTGGCCTTCAACTTCTATCTCAAGGGCTACCACCCGCTGTATTTCTCTTTGGAAATGGAAGCGGAAGACATTCTTCGCGTCTTCGATGTGATGGGATCACGGATTGACTACGCAAAGATGCGTCAGCTTTCTCTTGATCCGCATGACATAAAAGAATGGCGCAAGGTCGCCGAGCGGGTGAAGAACACCAAGAACGACATTTCGATCATCGATTCGATGTATCGCATCACGCCAGACAACGTGTACGCGGAAACCTTGCGTCACAAGCCTGATGTGGTGATCGTTGATTACGTCGGCCTGATGCGCTCATCAAATATTTCTCGTGGTGTGAAGCGCTATCAGCAGCTTTCTGAGATCACCCAAGATCTCAAGATCTATGCGCGTCGGCTCAGAACGCCGATCATCATGGCTGCCCAGACCAATCGCGAGGGGGCTAAAGGCGGTGCTGAGCTAGCTAACGTCGCTGATGCAATCTCCATATCTCAGGACTCAGATATCGTCATCGGGCTTTTCCAGGATGAAGAAATGGAAGAGCGCAAGGAAATGGAGATTCGGCTCTCGAAGAATCGCCAAGGACCGCGCAAGTCTTTCAAGGCTCGCTGGGACCACGAGCTACAGGATTTCCGCGAGCAGACGATTCAGGACCGTATGCGGCGTGAGGATCGTGATCCGGAGCCAAAGCCAACCGGCACGGGCTTTGACAAGTGGATGGAAAACCGCGTATCAGGATTTGCCCGTGCCCATGCTTGATCTTGATTATGGATCATATAGTGTGATCTGCGGGGATTGCATTACCGAGCTAAAGAAGTTTCCGGATTCAATTTTTGATTTAGCGATTTGCGATCCGCCTTACGGGGGTGTTTTGTCTGCTCAGTGGGATAAAGTTAGCGATTATGCTAAATGGACAGAAGAATGGATTATCGAGGTATTGAGAGTTTTGAAGACCGATGCTTCGATTTATGTGTGGTGTTCGGTAGGGGAGAAATCGTCATCTTTGATTGACATCGTTGCTGTTTTGAGAAAGCAAGCTGTTTTTCGAGACATGATTGTGTGGAACAAGCAGCGCGGGCGTGGGAACCGCCGTGGGTGGCTATTTACTCGTGAGGAATGCGTATGGGCTACTAAATCTGATCAGTATCGCTGGAATAAGGAACACCAATACAGCACGGAGAAATATCACGAATCTTGGATCAAGAGGTTAGGCAAGGAAGATAATCCCTACAAGCGGGCCACAAACGTTTGGTCCGACATTGAAGAACCGACTATTGAGGAAGCACGTAAATCTGGTGGTCGCGGGAAACGGGTGGTGTTACATCCCGCACAGAAGCCTTTGGGCGCTTTGTCTCGTATTATTCTTCCTCATACAGCGCCGGGTGATTTGGTTTTGGACCCTTTTTTGGGATCTGGATCTACTGCTATTGCGAGTTTGGAATTAGGCAGAAGGTGTGTGGGGATCGAGAAGGAACTTTCTTACTGTGAGTTGGCGCTGAATAGAATAAATGAATGGAAGATGGGCAGCAATCCATTTATATTGAAGGCAAGACAGAATGCCCTTTGATCCAGCTTGCATAGAGGTCGAGGATTACCTCGACTGTCTGGATATTCGTAACGTCCGCCGCGCCACCGAGAAGGAGTGGCAATTCTCCTGCCCGCTCCCAGCCCATGTGAAGGCGGATGAAAATCCAAGCGCCTACATGAACGACGAGACGACGGCGTTCTTCTGTCATTCCTGCCACGCCAAGGGGAATGCTGTTTCGCTGGCTGCTCAGATTCTCGGCGTCAGCCCGCTCGAATCAACGCGGATGCTCAAGCAGCGGTATTCCCCAGCCGGGATCGACCCTGATTCGCGCAGCATGGTCGAAGAGATCAGATTGATTCTCGAAAAAAAGCCCGTGATCAAGCGTGAGAACGTGATTCTTGATGAAAGCGTGCTTGATCGTTACCGCGTTGATTGGAAAGCTCACGCTCATACACCGTGGGCGAAATATATGTGGGAGCGCGGATTTTCTGTGGGAGTCCTCGAAGAATGGGAATTCGGTTTCAGTTCCAAGCACAACCGCATCACGCTTCCCATCCGTGACGAGAATGGCAATCTCGTAGGCATCAAAGCTCGTGCCATGAATAATCGCAAGCCAAAGTATTTGAACTTGCGCGATGAGAACATTGAGCCATATCTGAAAAATGAGATCGTCTTCGCTCTCTATCGAGTTCCGGCTGATCGAGATCATCTGATCATTGTCGAAGGTGAATACAATGCGATAGCTATGCACTATCACGGCTATATAAATACAGTAGCTATCAATGGTTCATACTTCGGTGATAGACAGATGCGGCTGATCAAGGAACGTGCCGAGCGGGTCACACTGTTCTTCGATTCTGATCAGGCAGGCCGTGATGCCACCGAGGCCGTAGCCGAAGCTCTCTCGCCGTACATGACCATCTTCATCGCGCCCGATCACGATGGCGATCCCGCGCAAATGCACCCGTACACCATCCACAGATGCGTAGCTGAAGCGGCATCCTTGCGGCAGTTGCGCTTAGCAAGATCATAGGCTATAGTGGTCGGCGTCATAGACGTAACCACACGTAACCCAAATCAATAGGAGGAAAGACATGCCACGCGGATTTTCAGGAGTTCAACAGGCCGCCGCCGATGTGGAGGCGCGAAGGGGATCAGGAGGACCATCTGCCCTCTGGTTCCGGCTCACTGATGGCGGAGAGGCCATCGTCCGCTTCTTGGAGCAGGACGACGACATCTTTTGGGCGATGATGCACGAGGTTCCCGTCGAGAATCGTTCATTCGGGCGCGACGTGACCTGCTGCGATCAGGAGGGTGATGGAACACCCTGCCCAGGATGCGAGAAAAAGTTCCCTCGTCGCTTCAAGGGATTTATCAATCTGATCTGGAATGAGGCTCCCATCTTCAAGCGCGACAACGATGGGAAACTCATCAAGCAGGACAACAAGCCGGTCATCACCGGGTATAAACCCCAGGTCGCGGTATGGGGATCAGGTATCCGTGTGTTCGAAGAGCTATACGAGATCAACGGGAATTTCCGTGGTCTGCGCTCTCGGCCCTTCAAGATCAAGCGCAAGGGCGATGGTCTGAGTACGAAGTACCACATCACTCCGGCTGATGTTGATTCAGGCCCGGTCGAATTTTCTGATCTTGAGAAGCGGCTCGAAGGTGAGAAGTACGATCTGAATCAGTTCACCAAGGCCCCTAGCTATGAAGATTTTCTCAAAGAACTTGGGGAAGCTCCACGCCAGGGCGATAACGGGAATGGTGGCGCTCCGCGCTCCAATCCCTTTATGCGGCGGGGCTAAATGAGAAAGCGATTGAATCCGGTCCTGATCGGTCTAAATGGCCGAAAGGGATCGGGCAAGAATACGGCTGCTCATGTAATCGCCAAGTGGGGGGCATCAAGAGGGCTAGTCACCACCGAGAGAGCGTTTGCTGACACGATGAAGCTATCGGCAGCACGTTCTCTCGGTATGGCTACCAACATGAACGATGCTGTGGTGATCTGCGACGAGCTAAAGAATATTGGTGTGATCGATATTTCTATTCCATCGCTTTCGATTCAGCGGTCCATCAGTGGTCGTGAATATCTGAAGTGGTACGGGACAGAAGGTCACCGTGACGTTTTCGGTGCTGACTTCTGGCTCGATGTCCTACTTCCTTACGACGATTGGGCGGACTCCTTTTATAACAACGAAGAACAAGAGTCTGCTGATATTGCTGTGATCACCGATCTGCGTTTTCCCAACGAAGCCAAACGTGTTCATGAATTGGGTGGCGAAGTATGGGAAATCGAGCGCGGGCTGCCCTCAGATGGTCACCCGTCTGAAATGCCGTTGCCGCGTGATTTGGTTGATCTGACTATTGCCAACACAGTTTCTCTCGAAGCATTCGAGGTAGAGGTAAATAGCTGGATGACAGCTAATTTCCACATGCTCTTTGTTGAAGGCCCGGAGATTCCATATGAATGAATTTGATGAGCGACTAGCTACCACACTCATTTATAAGAATCACCGCGAAGAAATAGCTATGCGTCGGATATGGCCGATCAAGGTGCGCTTTGGCTCTTCGCACTACCATTCAGAGCCACAGTGGCTTCTAGATTGCTACGACTTCGATAAGCTGGACTTCCGCACCTACGCGCTGAAGAATTGTGATTTTCTTGCAGGTAATTACGTGGAGGAACAATCAGCATGACATATAAATTGTATTGGGGAGCTTCGATTCAGGGCGAGTGCTATGGAGGGCTGAACGCCGGGTATGGAAATCCACCTTGGCCCTATTCATCGGGTGATGCTTCGTGGAATGAGTTTGAGTCTCACGCTGGCAGGAAAGTCGGGCTGGTTGCTTGCCATCTGGACTTCTGCACATTCGATGCTGATCCGATCAATCACGCCTACTCGCGCGGTGCGGGCACAGTCCTCACTACCGGCCTAGAGAATGGCGCAAGTATTTCCGCTATCAATAGCGGAAGCTGGGACAGCAAAATTCAAGCGTGGGCCAAGCAGGTCGCGGCCTTCAAGAAGCCATTCTTCCTGCGTCCCTGGTGGGAAATGAACGGCGATTGGGGAACAACCTCGGGTTATACCTGGCAGACCGAATACGGCACTACTCCCTCCGAGTATGTTCAGGCATGGCAACGTCTGAAGCGCCTGGCTGATGGTCAGGGTGCTACCAATATTTCGTACATCTGGTGCCCCAACTACTGGTCAAACGATTCTGGAAGTGTGCCTGCTCCGTGGGCGTGGGACCCAGGCTGGCAGAATTTTGATTGGGTCGGGATCGACATTTACAACAAGGGATCGGGCAGCGTCCCGTTTGACAGCCTGTTTTCTCATACCTATCAGGAAGTGGTTGCTCAGCACCCGCATAAGCCGATTATTATTTGTGAGACGGCTTCAGAAGAATTCAATGGGGCCAAAGCCGGTTGGATCACCGACACGCTGGGACGAATTGCGGCTGGCGACTACCCGCATCTAAAAGGGTGGATGTGGTACAACTGTAACAACGGCTCGTATCAGGACGGTTCGAATCCACAAGACTCGTTCGCCATCGAGTCGTCGGCTTCTGCTCAGCAAGCATTCGCCAAGGGCATATCCAACCCGGCGTTTATTTCTGCTCCGGCTGGCGTTTGGACAAGCGGAAAGGTTCCTGTTCCCTGATGTTTGGGCATCTTCATCGACACGGAGAATTTTCGAGGCTCGATGGAATCGGGACGGCCAAGGAATACGCTCAACGTGCCGTTGATCTAGGTCAGGGCTTCCTTGCTCAGACTGATCACGGGACTCTCTCAGGCGCTCTGCACCACATCGCTGCGTGCAGGAAGGTTGGGATCGTCCCGATAGTCGGCGTTGAAGCGTATTACCGGCCCAACCGTGCTTCGCGCATGACGCGCCAGGCATGGCATCTGATCCTGCTGGCGAAGAACCTCACGGGCTGGCATAACCTCTTGAAAATCTGCTCTGTGGCGTTTGCTGATCAGTCGGAGGGTGGCGGCTTCTATCAGCATCCGTGTATCGATGATGATCTGCTGGACACGCACAGCGAGGGCTTGATTGCCACATCAGCTTGCTTCCAAAGCTGGCTCGCGCACCTGATTTCTTCAGGAGATTCGGTGGCCGTGCGTGATTACGTTCAGAAAATGAAGACGCGCTTCAAGGATGATTTCTATTTGGAGATCATGCCTCACGATTTTGATGAACAGCGGATGCTGAATATCGAGATCGCTCGGCTCGCCAATGAATTTTCTGTTCCTCTGATCGCGACCAACGACACGCACTTTGTTTATCCCGAGTGGGCTGAGACTCAGCGGGTGGCGAAGATGATGGCCTCGAAGCTGACCTTTGCGAAGATCGAGGAAATGCGCTCAAAGGGCCAAGAAGTTCCCTATCTTGCCGATCTATACCCGAATCTCTATCTGTCGTCGGCTCAGGAAATGCAGCATTGGTTTGACATTTACCATCCCGATCTTGATGACCGTATTTATGAGTACGCCATCGCCAATACGGGTGGACTAGCTCAGACGATCAAACCATTCCTGCTCGACCGCACGGACAAGCTCCCGAAAGTCACCGAAAGGCCTGAAGATGCTGATCGCCTTTTGGTGAAGTGGGTTTATGAGGGAATGGATAGACTTCGAAACGAATATCCCGAGGATCATTGGAAGAAATGGGACGAAGTTGAATATGCAAAACGTATTCAATTCGAATGGGATATTCTCAAGGAGAAAGGCGCGATTCCCTACATGGTTATGGTCGCCGATATCGTGCGGTGGGCCAAGGGCCAGGGAATCCGTGTTGGCTTAGGGCGAGGATCAGCGGCGGGATGCCTGATTTCCTACCTTATCGGGATAACCGCCGTTGATCCAATTCCCTGGGGCCTGCTTTTTGAGCGGTTCCTGAATCCAGGCCGCAAGGGTATGCCGGATATCGATATCGACGTGCAATCCGACCGGCGAGCGGAAGTCAAGCAATACGTGATCGAGAAATATGGTGCTGACCATGTGGCTGACATCATCACGCATGAACGTTTCCAACCGAAGTCTGTTTTGCAGCGCCTTTGCCGCGCTTTTGATGTTCCGTATAAGGAAGCACAGGCAGTCACGGATACCATTGAAATTCGACAAGATGACGAAGAGACGACCCTTGAAGAGCTACTCCCTCTCAACGACCACCTCAAAGAATTCAAGTCGAAATACCCACACATCTGGGAACACGCTCTGAGGCTAGAGGGCAGCGTCGCCAACGCTGGTAAGCACGCGGCTGGCGTGGTGATCACGCCCAAGCCGATTATCGAATACATGGCGCTCGAACGCGGTAAGCGCGGTGATCTCGTCACGTCCTGGTCAGATAGCGCCGAATTCATGGTGATCTCTGATAATGGCTTCCAGAAAATTGATCTGCTGGGGATCATGTCGTTGCAGCGGCACTCGTATGCGCTGGAACTGATTGAAAAACGTCACGGCAAGCGGATCGATCTGAACAAGCTTGGCCCGCTTCGTGATCCTCGCGATGTAGAACAATCAGTCCTCAACGTATTTGGTGATGGCGACACCATCGGACTTTTCCAATTCGGCTCCAAGGGCATCACCAGCTTGGTCAAATCCATCAAGCCCGACTCAGCGCTGGATCTGTGTGCTGCCAATGCTCTGTATCGCCCAGGTGCAATGAAGTCTGGGGCGACGTGGGATTACGCACGGCTCAAGCGTGGCGACAAAGAGCCTGAATATCCGCACGATCTGTCTCGTGACGTTCTCGAAGAGACTTTCGGGCTGATCGCCTACCAAGAGCAGATCATGGAGCTTGCTAAGCGGATGGCTGGCTTCAGCGAAGCCGAGGCAGATGATCTTCGCAAGGCAATGGGCAAGCTATACCGCATCAAGGGTGGTAGAGCCGCCAAGGAATATATGAGCCAGCATGAAGAGCTTTGGTTCGGCGGCTGCATGGCGAACGGCGTAGATCCTCACGCCGCCCATCAGGTGTGGGGATTTATCCTCGACCGAGGCTCCTACAACTTCAATAAATCCCATGCAGCTTGCTATGCGCTTCAGGCATATCAGGATGCGTGGCTGAAGGAGCATTATCCGCTGGAATTTTATGCGTCCATTCTGTCCTTCCCGTCCGGCAATACGCCTGCGGCCAAGCAGGACTTTATGAGCGGTGTGGTGAAGTCGGCCAAGCAGCATGGCGTGAAATTCCTTCCACCGGATATCAACAAGTCCGAGCTTGACTGGTCGATTGACGGCAATGCCCTGCGCTTCGGTCTGCTGGCTATCAAGGATGTGGGCGAGGTCGCTGCTGCGTTGATCATCAAAAATCGCGTCGTCGATTACGAGAGCATCGAGCATGTTCGCCAGGTCTGCGGCTCGAAGGTCAACAAGAAGGTCGTCACGGCGCTCACTGAGGCAGGCGCTTTCGATGTCTTTGGCGCTCGTGATGGGGCTTCCGGCAAGCAGATCGCCATGTGGGAGAAAGACCGCCTGCGGATGGTCATCGTGGGCACTTCCGAGGCCGATCAGTACGCATACATAATCTCGCCCAACATCTATACCCAAGAGGAAGTCGAAGAACTGCCCAACAAGGCGAACGTGATCGTGGGTGGCGAGATCACAAAATTCGACAAGAAGAAGACGAAGAATGGGAACGATTTCGCCACGGTCACGATCAGCTTCGAAATGAACGAATGGCGAGTTCGCTTCTGGTCGGAAGCGTTGGCCGAGTTCGAGAAATATCTCTACGTGGGCAATACCGTCATGGTCAACGGGACCAAAGATGAATGGCAAGGAACCGTTCAGGTAATAGCTCGTGGCGTTGCCAACATCACCGATATGGTTGAAGAAGCTGAAGCAGACTTGGAGGAAGCTGTTGCATGACCGTGGACACAAGTAAATACTCAGAAATTGTAAACCGCATCAATCGAAAGTATGAAAACTCACTCCACATGGGCAATGAGTTTTTCAAGACGAATGCGATCTCTACTGGCTCTCCTGAGCTTGATGTTGCAATGGGCGGCGGTGTTCCTCAAGGCCGTTGGACGCGGTTTTATGGAGGATTTGGTTCAACGAAGACGATGACGGCTTATTCAGTGATGGCCGAGGCTCAAGCGATGGGCCTGAGCGTGGCCTACTACAACGTCGAGAAGCGCTACGAGGGGGACTTCGCCGAGCGCAAGGGAATTGACACCAGCAGCCTTACAGTGGTCGAGGGGACCAGTGTGGAAGAGATCGGCGACAAGATGGAAGCGCTTCTCAGCGTGATCCATCTTCATGTGATCGATTCCTGCTCCATCGCCGTCTCAGAAGACGAGCTAAACGCCGACATTCGTGATTGGCGTCCCGGCATCAATGCTCGCGCTTGGGGAAAAGTCTTCCGGCGTCTCAATGAGCGCTTCGATCCAACCGAGAACACGGCAATCCTGATTGATCAGGTGCGAGTAAATTTCAAGACGGGTTCTGAAGATCCAGCGGGCGGCAAGGTTTTCGATCACCAAAGCTCGATGTCCGTCCTCTTCAAAAAATCCGGTTGGTTGTATCGCACCAACGACGGAATCCTTGAGCCGAAGACGACGGCCAATAAAGGCGTTGATGGGCAATCCACGCCAGCCGGTCAGGAGATCAAGATCCGTGTGGAGAAATCATCGGTATGCCGTCCGTTCAGGACAGCCACGCTCCGGTATGATCTTGACTCGCTCGAATATGACCGGGTGTATGAATTTATGAAAGCCGCCAAGCATTACAAAGTGGTGGAGCAACATGGCGCGTATTGGTGGTACACAGACGAAGATGGTTCTGTGACCAAGCTCCACGGTGATCCAGGCTTGCGGGAATTCATCAAAGACAACGGAGAGCTTCAGAACTACATTCACGATATAGCTTTGGACTCAGCGAGGGAGCAATGAGGGTTTGTCGGATTTGCGGGCGTGAGCGCCACAAAGGCTTGTGCGATATGGCGACTCTGGAAGATGGTCGTTCTGTTCATACTAAGCGAATTGATCCAGGCGGCGATCTTCATGGAGACGTGATAGTGAAGAATCGTTGGATCAAGAAGGATTTGCTCAAAAAGGAGAAGGGCAAGAAATGAGGTTGGTCATCAGGCAGGAGATTCGTGAGAAAGCCACCGAGGATGGCTTGGATGAAGTTCGCCGTATCAACGGTGGCCGCGAGGTAAGTCCGTCCACTGAGCTTTTTGTAAAAGCCGCCATCGAAAAGGCGATTGACTTCTTGGAGACGAAGCTCGCATGATCAGACAAGATCAGCGCGACCATCTGAAGTCCGTTATGGACTGGACGATGGCGAACCATCAGTGGATTGGTTATATACAGCAGCGCCCGGAAGCGGATATTTACCTGTACGAGTCTGATCTCGACCGGGATTTCCGTAAAGGCATCAAGCAAGAAATGGATTGCTCTAGCTATGTGATGATGCTCTTCCACTTCTGCGGCTTCAAAGATCCATCTGGGAACGGGTATAACGGCTATGGCGACAGCGGCGAGTTTTACACTCACCTGAGCCATTTCTCTGACCCGCTGGCGACTCTCACAGGCTCCATAGTCGTGTTTGGTCCCAATGGAGCGGATCATGCTGCCATCGTGTATGAGGGTGGCATTTCAGATCCGATTGTTGACTCACATGGGACTGATGCTGGTCCGGGGCAGATTGCGATGTCGCGTCTATCTCCTAGCTTTTCTGAATACACCTATCTTTCTATCGGCAGCCAGTAAATGAATTACACCCGGCAAGACATACTCGGCTTGCAACTGAAGTCGATGCTGGGCTTGCGAAAGCTGACCCGCGCTGAATTCTTCACGCGCCTTCAGTTGATTCGCACGGTCGAGCCACTCGTCGATCAGGCGTTCAGAATTTCTGAAGAGAAGATCCTGCGTGAGCAATCTGATGATTCTCCGCACGGGAATCCCTGGCATGTTTCTTTTCATGGCAGCCAATTCCCTGGCAACAATCCGATGGCTTGCCCTCGCCAGGCGCTTTATCGCATGATGGATTTTCCATCGTCTGAGCCGATGTCGCGTCTTCTGCGCCAGACGGCTGATTCGGGGAAACAGGCTGAGGTGACGATTGTTGAAGCCTTCCAAAATTCCGGAATGCTTCTGTCGTCGGCTGATCCTTATAAGCAGACGGGGTTTGAATACCCCGAGGCTTGGCTGACGGGATCAGTCGATGCGGTGATCCTTCTCAACAACAAACCGCTTCCCGTCGAAATCAAGGAACGCAAGGCAGAAGTAATCCAAGAAATGCAGATTGGTCGTGGTCCATTCCCTGAGCATGTTTCTCAAGTCAAGGTAGAAACCGCCTTCGTGCGCCACTACCAAAAGCTGGGTCTGTGGTTGAGCGATCTAGATCTCTGCACGCACGGAACGATCTATTATGTCAGCCGAGATAATCCTCTGGACACGGCTGAGTTTCGCGTTGATCATGATGAGAATTTCTGGGTGGCTGGCCTGGAAACTCTGAAGCGCTGGCGGGTCTGGTTCGAGGAAGACTTCATCCCCGAACTGAATCCCGGCAAGCGTTCATCAAAATTCGGGCATCCGAATGGCTGGCGCTGGTCCCAGAAGCCCTGTCAGTATTGTCCCTTCAAGAAGACGTGCCAGCTTGACTTTCGAGAGGGCTGCACACAGCTATCTGAGTCCAATGGCGTGAACCGCGCCAAGATGATCCGCAAGGATTACGATGCCGAGATTGCTCGTCTTCGCGTCAGGGCAAGATGGGCTGAAAAGAAGGCGGCAGTCTGATAGGATCTTATGAGGATGTCAGGCTCGCTCTCGCTGCCATCGTCAGAGGCCAAGCGATCCCCGCTGCATACGATGTAGCAGCAAGGGCGGCCTACCACGAGCTTTGCTACGGAATCGTTTACAAAGGAGAAGATTGGATGGAAATCACAACAGCACGAGAAATCATCACCCAAGCAAAGGCAGACGAGACTTTCGACGGTCCGATGCCCGAAGATGACGCCACAGCCATCAAGACGGCTGAGGAAATTGTCCAGATGGCCGAGCAGGCGTGGGCGCAGAACATTCGCAGCGCCGAAGTGGAGAAGATTCTCAATCTTGCATCAGGCGGAAATGGCTCAGGACCACAGGCTGAGGCCGGTCAGGAAGATGAGCCGGTCGCCGAGCCGGAAGATCTCTCTGAATTTCCCGAGAATCTGACCAAGATGGAGCCGTGGGAGGGCTACGGCGACGAGCGTGTCTCTGATGTCACAGGTGGCATCAATTTCTATATCGAGCATGAACCCGATGCTGCCGCCGAAGTGCTGCGACACGTCTGGGTATACGAGCAATCACACAAGCGCCGAGTAAGAATTCTCGATTACATACAGAAAGCAGGAGAAAGAGTAGGTATCCAAATTGGGCAAAAAACTGATGCCGCTCCGTCTGGGCAGACTGAAGGGGTCGAGGCAGAGCAAGCAGGAGAGAGCGTTCCTCAAGAACCGGGGCCGGAAGTATCAAGCCCGGATGGTGAAGCCGGATCTGGAATACCTGCCGATGAGCCGGGGGTTCCAGAAGAGCAGCAAGAAAAACAAGAAGCAGCCCCAGCCGATGCCATCCCTGAGCCAAAGCCAGAAGCTCCTGCGGAGAGCGCAGAAAGTGGGCACGGAGAACATGAAGCCGAGCCGCCTGCGGAAAATCGAAGCGAAGGATCTGGGGGCTATCAAAAGCTGATCGAGCGCGTCGAGGATGAACTACTCGCCGAGCGCTTGGATGTTCCTAAGCCGCCTGAAGAAAAGGCTCCTGATCTGCCCTGGCGCTGGGGAGACATTTCCGACAGCGACCTGCGTGATTATTTGATGCAGTTCGCTTCCCTGGCTTACTACAAGGGCTATCTGCTTTCTCGCGACGAGCGAATCGCTCTGCATTGCAAGGAAGCTGCCGACACGCTCAGAAATAGCCTGATGGTTCAGATCGACAAATACGACGATCACAACAAGGAGAAGAAAGTCGGACTGATCGAGGCCGAGATCGAGTCCGATGAAAACGTCCGCAAGTGGCGTCGGCTTCAGCGCAGGCACGAGCAGATGGCTCTGGCTGCCAAGCGTGAAATGGAGTCCTACCAGAAAGTCTATGAGGCCCTCTCGCGCCTTGAGACGATGCGGCATAACTCCTGGGAGCGGGCGCGTAGGTGATTGAACTCAAGGTATCTGGCAAGCCTTCAACTAAGGGGAGGCCGCGTTTCGACCCCCGGACGCGGAGAGCTTATTCGCCTCCTTCCAACATCGTTTCTGAAAATGACATCAGAGCGGTATGGAGGGAGGCGGGTGAGCCTCGCATCGAGGGGAAAGTCCCTATTGAAATTCAGATCATCGTGGATGTGGTTCGGCCTCAGGGGCATTTCCGCAAGAACGGGAATCTTTCGCTCGAAGGAGTCCGCAACCCCATCCCATGCAACAAAAAGCCTGATCTGGATAACGCGCTGAAGACTGTCATGGATGCCTTGAATTCCCGCGCCTATCAGGATGATGTTCAAATAGCCCGAGTCAGAGCAGAGCGCCGTTGGGCGCTTTGGCCTTCCACCACCATTTTCATCACCGAGATAGATGGCGATCACCAAACGAGATCCTCAGACGGGGAGATCCCTCCCGACCACATTTGAAGAGCGATATCCACTAGGCAGGCATTTCTGTCAGATATGTGGCCGTTGGCGGCACATATCAGATTTTTCTTGTCTGAAGTGGGCTGATCGCCAGCAGACCAAGCCTGACCGGCTGGATTCCTATTGCCGCACATGCAAGGCTCGCATACAGCGTGAAAGGCGCGGTCACCGGCCAAGGAATTGGTATCCGGCAGGAGATCCTCGCTCGCCGCAGTATGAGGAAAAGAAAAACGCTCTACGCAGGCAGCGATATCACGAGCTAAAACAGATTCCTGAGTGGATGGCTCTGCGCCGCGAGTACGACCGCTTTTGGAGAGAAGCGAAAGGTCGCAAGGTCCGCGCCAAGCTGGATATTGAGAACCCCAAGGAATTTCTCGATGGCCGTGTGGTGGCAGCGTATTTCAGGCGGTTCTATGCACATGGTCGTATCAATGGTGTCCTCCCCACCGATTCCGAGAAACGTCGGCTTCGAGCTTGGGAAACCGGGGAAAATCCCGACCACGCACTCGTCGATAAGTGGTGCCATCGCTTCGACTTGCCGCTATGGGAAATCGAAGAAGAAGCCTGTAAGATTGCCGTATGACGCGACCACGGCCCCCGATTGGGAACGCGCCTGGTACGGGCAAGGGAACTGCCAAGCTGCCCCGCCACGTCTCCTACGAGGGCCGTCAGAGGCTCTCAGAGCTTGCCAAGCGGCGTCACGCTCAGGATGGGGGCTTTGTAGCTCGCCCCGGCTCAGAACCCCGCAAACGCGCACCGAAGCGCGACCGGGTTGCTCAGTTGGTCGCCGAGGCCGCTCGTGAGGAAAAAAATGCCCAGGCGATCATTGAAGTCTTCAAGGATGGGATTTCCGATAATCAGCCGATTCACATCCGCATCAAGGCGGCTGAAGCCTGGTTGGGGGTAGAGCGCGAAGAGGCTAAGATACTTCTCAAGGAGCAGGGCCAGGAAGACGAGAAGCGGGACCGTGCAGAATTGATGTCGTTCTTGTCGGAAAAACTCACTACGGGCTATTCGGCAATGGCGCTGCGGAAAGAAATCGAATCCAGGTCTTCCGCACCGATTGTCGTAGAGGCTGTTGACGTTGTTATAGACCCCCAGGAGGAAAAAGATGAGCATTACGCCGACTGACAAGAATCAGCAACCGCTGGCTCTTTACAAGTTTCGGTTCACGCCCAAGACACCCAATATCGCCACGGGTGCCGAGGTAGTCATTCCCGACTGGCTCAGCGTCATCTACGGCGCGTTCATCGTCACCGATGAAGCTTGGGACGGCACCACACCACACGCCGATTTCGGATTTTCTGAGTCCGGTGATCAGACCGTCTTTACCACGCTGGGTTCGGGCGCTGTTTCGCTCGCCTCCGCTTCGACGGGCTACGGTGGTGCCACGGAGGCCAGCGCAGCCGTCACGAGCAAGCCGCTGGTCGTCGCCGCAGAGCAGTTCGACCCCGAAACCGGGCTTCCCACGCCCGCTCAGACGAAGACCGCTCTCTACGTTTGCGTCAATCAGACTGGCGCTCCGAATGGCGCGGCATCAAACTCGACAGTCGGATCTTCGACGCTCTATCTCGTGATGGGCGACGCCATCGATCTGAATGTCCAAGCGGATCAGCCGCAGATCCAGTAGGATCTTAGGAGACTCGGGCAGTCGTTGGGAGGCAGGATGACGACTGCCCGAGTCAATCCTTTCATCAGAAAAGCAGAACAGCGCAAGCCGCTTCCGGATACGCCGGAGGGAATGCTTGAACTTCTGAGCAGTCTTTCTGATGAAGAACTCGAAGAAATGGTTCGAGCGCAGCAAGAGCTTGAAAAACGTCTTGCTGAGTACGGTCCACAAACGGATGACGAGCTTCACGAGTGGATAAAAAGTGAGCTTGGCATTGACATCCCGCGAATCTCAGTCTGCGAGAACCATGATGCTCCATTTACCCTCATCGCTGATCTATATTTCGAGCGCGTTGATGCTGTCTTGGCAATGGCAAACCGAGGTGGCTCTAAGACGCTTCTCGTCGCCATACTTCATTGGCTGAATTCGCTTTTCAAGCCAGGTTGTGAGTCATGCACTTTTGGCGCTACCGAGCAACAGGGCCTTCGCTGCTATGCCTATCTAAAAAGCTGGATCTACGACGAGAACGGCGAGAAGAGATCGTCTGTCGTTGCTTCGATGATCCGCGAGACTATTTTTTCCAACAATTCCAAGGTGGAGGTGCTACCAGGCACGCCACAGGCTGTAAATGGTCCGCATCCCCAGAAAGCCCACGCTGACGAGATCGAGCTTATGGACGACGGGACTTGGAAAGAGTCCCGCAACATGACAGTCAGCAAAATTTTGAGCGATGGCCGCGTAGTCAAGGCTCAAGATATCTGCACCTCTACCCGAAAGGGTCCGAATGGCCGGATGCAGAAGCTTATCGACGAAATTATTAATGCGGTCAATGCAGGATTCAAGCCACCTCGCAAGCTCTATCAGTGGTGCATCAAAGAAACTGCTGCACAAGTCCCTAATTGTCAGTGTGCGAATCCTTCTCTGTCTGACGGCGAGAAATGTCAATGTCACCTCATCAGAAAAGGCGATTGGGAAGATGGCTCACCTCGTCTACTACGGGACATCTGCCAAGGGGACTTCTACAAGTCGCGGGGGTGGCAGCCGCTCCAAGACGTGATCAAGCAGTTCACGGAAAATGATCGGGAGACGTTCGAGGTGCAGCAGCTATGCCTGCGGCCCGAAATGCACTTCCACTATCTCCCGAAATTTGATGAAGCCAAGCATTGCTTCAGGAACTACGACCCTGATCCTGATAACGGGCCGATCTATTGCTCAGTGGATTGGGGCGGCACGAACCCGCACGCGGTCAATTGGTATCAATATTTGAAATTTGATATCGAGGTGGATTGCTTCGTGTTGAAGCCTGGCCTGCCGTTGAGGATGCGTATTCCGGCAGGTGCCACCATCTGCTTCGACGAGATTTACAAGGCCGAGATTGGCAACGACCGGCTGGGACAGCTAGTCAAGCTCAAGGAAGCTGCCTATCGCCGCGTTTGGGGCGAGCGCTGGAAAGTTCAAGAGCGTTTCGCAGATCCACAGGGCAAGGCAGCGAGGCTGGATTGGAAAAATATCGGCCTGAAGACCTCCTGGCACATCACTCGCGAATTCGAGGAACACATCAAGGTCATCACCGACCTGTTCGACAGCGATCTTTTCTTCGTAGCCGGAGACAAATGCCCCATGTGGGTGCGCGAGGCGAAAGAGTGGCGGCGTCATCCTAATACTGGACTACAGATAGATACATTCAATCACTGTATGTCTAATTTTAGATATGCTGCTGCCAATATTCGCAAGATACATAAACGTCCTGCTGCTACAACGGCAAATATCCCTGTCGCCCAGCCTGCCCAGCGCCAGGCAGGCGTCACGATCTCGATTCGTAAAGAAGACGATGGACCGCTAGGATTCCAGGGGCAGAACGACGAATTCGCTCGCTGGCGTCAATCTCTGGGCCAGCCCGTGCGCTACCCCGGTCCCTAAATGGCAACTACCGTCTCCCGGCAGCAAGGCCCGAATAACGGCAACAACGGCGACGTAACCCCGGAGGAAGCCGCTGCAATCCGAGCATCGGTGAGCAGCAACCAGGAGCAGGCACCCTCCCAACAGCAGCGAGCCGCCTTCCAGAATTGGCGGCAGGCGATGGATCAGCTTGGCGATCCGTATTCGGTCGAGCAGATCCCGATTTCCAAGCTGAAGATGATGAGGCGCGATCCGGTCATCGGATTTGGCCTGTCCTTCATCAAGACGCCTCACATTCGCGCTCGCTGGTACATCGACGCCAAAGACATCAACGGCCCCAATGCCCAGGTGGCCGCACACCTTGACCACGATCTTCGCCGCATCATGGCCTCACTGGTCCTTCAGTGGTGCAACTCCTTGGATTTCGGCTTCCAGGCCATTGCCAAGCGCTTTGAATTGGGAGTGCCTTCGGGAACCTATGTGGCCCAAAATCCTGACGGCACGATGTCTGAACAGCCTATCTGGTCACAGGGAAATATTCAGCCGATCCGCTGGAAGCCGTTCGTTTCTCTGCCGCCTGAGACGGTCGAGCCGAATTGGGCACCGGATGGGTCTTTCAACGGCATCAATTACGACGGATCTTCAAACGGTGCGCCTCCTGGCGGTGTAGGAGCTACTCCTGCCGCTGGTGGTGGAGGCGGAGGTGGCGCTCAGAACGAGCAGAAATTTGACATTGATCGCTATCACTCGCTCTGGGTGACCAACGAGCGTGAGCAGAATTTCGGGTCGATCTTCGGTTATCCGCGCTTGGGATATGCCTATCGCTACTGGTGGTCCTATTGGTTCCGCTGGGCGATCACAGACCGCGCCTTTGAAAAGAAGGCTGATCCCTCGATTTTGATCTATCACCCAGAGGGCGAATTCACTGATCCCGTCTCGGGCCAGACGATGGCCTACTCCGATTACGCCCTGGCGATGGGAAATCGGATGCGCTCTGGTGGCGTCATCACGTTGCCCTCGACGCCCTATGAAGGCACGAATGGCCCCACCAGTGTTCGGGAGTGGGAGATTGACTTCACGAAGGATATGGTCAATTTCGACCCGTTCGATAGATCATTCGACTACCTCGATATTGGAAAAATTCGCTCGCTCTGGATTCCCGAGCAGAGCTTGGTGGAGGGCAAAGGTGGAACTTCTTCGCGAAATGTGGCTGCCGAACTCGATTCGTCTTTCACTGAATCCCAGGCCGTCATGTCGGTTCAGATCCAGGAGACGATCAACCGATGGGTCATCCCGCAATGGCTTGCCGTCAATTATCCGGAATTCCTACAGAGCAACGGAACGGCGCAAATCGTAATTCAGGGATTCGCCGACGAGGATGTGGCATTCACCCAGCAGATGCTTCAGCTAATCGGCCAGCAACCAACTGGCATTTCTAAGCTCATCTCGCTCGTGGATCTCCAAAAAATTCTCGATGACGCTGGCGTGCCGCTTCTGGACATCAAAGAGCAGCAGGCCGAGCAGGCGCGTTTGGTCGCCGAGCAGCAGGCTTCTTCCACTCCCAACCCTGTCCAGGCCCGAGGCGGCTCCAATGGGACCGTAGGCGTAGCTTCTGCGGGTGCAGGAGGGGCCACTGTCCCTGCTTCGGCAGGCAATGAGCCAGGGGCCACCGATCCAGGCGGCACGACGGGCGATACGACCACAGGATTCACCTACATCCAGCCGCGCGAAGTGATCTTCCTTTCTGGTGAACTCGATGACGAATGGAAATCCAAGCCCCGGATCAAAATCAAGCGAGTCGGCGAGATGAACGGAATTCTGGCTCGCTTCGATCCGGACGAGCATACGGTCTATTTTTCAGAGGCGATCACCCTCGAACAAGAGCAGAAGTACCTAGCGGCGGTGGGTGAGACGCTTGCCGCGACTTGAATTTGAAGGCGAATTCCCCGTCCTCCTAGCTGACGATGGACGCAGGGAACTCCCTGAAATAATCACGCCTGATTCAACATCGGGACCGGCTGAATGGGGCCGCTACCATGACGCTGTAAGGGAAGCAGCCAGGTCTTTTGATGACCCGCAAGAAGGCGACATCCACCATTTTCTCCGGGCGCGAGCCAGAAATGCCGATCAGGTAGATGTTCCGGCTTTCCACGAGGCAGTTCGAAGGCAAAGAATGGCGGATATCGTCGATATCGTTGACCACCACATGCGGCGAGACGGTTCGCTGCCTCGCGGTTCTCGTATGGTTCGTACACAAGCACCACGCGGTTACATGCGCCGTGCGCTACGAAATATGGGGAGCGAAGATCTTGCACACGTCCGCCATCGTCTGGTCGCCATAGGCCACGATCCCTCACGGGTAGACGATTATCTAAGCGCACGCGCCAATCCCGATATGTGGGATCAGGCGTCAGAAACCGAAGTCAAATTTTCTGATGAAGAATTTGGCGGCCTTACATTCGACGACGGGGATCTCGATGAATTCGACGAGACGATTGAACTCGTTTCAGAGGTTATGAAGAGAATCCCCCAGCCCATAATCAACGTGTATATCGACTCAAAGGAGAAAAATGAGAATCTATCTAGTGAATGAAAGCACGTCGCTTTCTGACATCGAAGCGGGTCAGATCGCAGAAGCGCTCGAATTTCAAGCTACCCGCCAGTTCAACCAGGCGTGGCACCGGAACGCCAACGTCTATTTCCTGCCGGGTGGAGCGAACGCCAAGATCCCCGGTGGCGGAATCGTCTTGCATCTGCTCGACACGTCTGACCAGCAGGGCGCACTCGGTTATCACGACGAGGACGGCAACGAAGTTCCCTACGCCCGGATTTTCGTTCAGACCGCCGAGAGTGATGGCACTTCGGCTTGCGAGGTGGCCTCGCACGAAATGATGGAGCTTGCCGTTGATCCCAACTGCAACACAGCGGCCTTGACGGGCGATGGGAGCCGCCTGTACGCCCTGGAAGTCGCCGATGCCGTCCAGGGCAACGGATACCAACTCCCGCTGGCCTCGAAGCTCACCGTGGCCGACTTCGTTCTGCCGTCATATTTCGACCCCAGCACGTCGGCGACCGAGAAAACGGATTTCCGTGGAGCCATCGAGGGTCCGTTCTCGATCTCGCCCCAGGGCTACTACTCCTATATCGACACGGCGAATTTCGGTGCCGGGTGGCAGCAGGGATTTGGCTCTGAGCGCTCTGAGCTTCCCCCGTGGGCGCAGCGTCACGCGCAGCGGGTTCAGAAGTTCGCTCAGGCCACTAGCTGAAAGTCATTCCTGGCGTGGCCGAAGTATTCGATATCGAGGCGGATGTCGCGCCAGGAAGCGCCACTTTCCTGACCAGGCCACTCGCAAAAGCCGATGGTCTGGCCTACACGAGTGGGCCAGCCGGTCCCACGCTTCGGCCTGGGAATTTCCGGATCATGGTAATCGACCCGCGAACGGCTCAATACGAAGTTATGTACGTGACCAGCGGCGCGGACACGAATATTTGGCGGGTCAGGAGAGCGCAATCTCGCACGAAGGCGAAGGATTTCCCTCGGAATTCAATAATCCGCCACGTCATCAACCAGGACACCATTCCTCCACCACCGCCTTCTGTAATTCAGACGCCTGCACCTCCACCCAACACGACGCTTCAGTTTAGGTCCGTGGAAAACAATTATCACGGTTTGCAGCAGGGAGTGGAGACTAGGGTTGAGGTAAATCTGCCTGGTCGGTCATGCCAGCTTTTTTCTGTCTACGCCAACAAGGCATGTAGATTCAGAATCTACGCCAGCAATATTCAGCGTGAAGCAGATATAGGACGAGAGCAAGTTCACAGTCCCGGCGTGAATGCTGGCTGCCTGCTCGAACTGGTCTATATTCAGTCCATCGTGGGAACGCTGGTTCTTTCACCGACTGTTGATGTGGTCAGCCAGGACGTATATCACGGCAGAAGCTTTCCTGCGGTTGTCAGAATTGATGACAACACAACTCACGTTAGAATAAAAATCAACGGATACGTTTACGCAAAATGAGCATCGTTCTTCTTGAAAGCTTCGACTGGACCGATAACGCGACTCATCTCAATCTTCGTCAGTGGATAACAAATTTTGGTACTGGCGGAGACGGAGGCTTTATGGGTATCGAGTCTGGTGGAAGAACAGACAATTGTTTGTTCATCAGATTCGCTGAAATTGTCGGCCATTCGGCTTCTATATGCCAGCAGGTAAGCGCTTCTCAGGAAGACGCGCTCATCACTTTGGGATTTGCTTTGCGGCCTGATGATTTCGGTGAGGGGTCGGCCATGTGCAGATTGATGTCCGACAATATTCAGACTGAGCATGTGCGCCTGGGCTTCACGAATGCGGGATTTTTGTATGTCCTGGCTGGCCCTGGATTGCCGCAGGTAGCTATTTCCCCACAGCCTTTGCTCTTGGGAGCATGGACCTATATCGAGGTTCAGGCGTATCTAGCTAGAGGGGCTGATGGCGGAAGGGTAGTAATTCAGCAAAACGGCGCTGCATGGTTTGACGCCATTGATGTGAATACGAAGAATGGCGGCACTAAAACTACATTCGATTCGATTCTCTTCACAGGCGATTCGAATAACTATGCGTATGCTATTGATGATCTTTACTTGACAAATTCGCAAGGCAGCAAAAACAACGGTTTCCTGGGCGACACCAAGGTAATCCCTCTTCGCCCTGCTGCCAATGGTGATCGTTCTGACCTTATAAATGACACCGGGAATCACATCAACAACTTTTCCCACGTAAATTCTCCTGTCACCCAAACTGATAAATGGGTGTCGTCGCCCAATACAGGAGAAGAAGACACTTATGTTCTAGATTCCTTTGATTGGGATGGATATGTGTATGCTATCCAGACGAATGCGCTCACTGACAAAAATAATTCTCAACTACGTTCACTAGAGCCTGTGATTCGGGAATCTGGAAATGATTACTATGGGACATCAGTAAATTTGCCAGCAAATAGTCCTATATATGCGCTTCAGATATTTGAGGAAAATCCTTCTGACGGCTCCGATTGGACGCCGGATGCGATACAGGAAGCACAATTCGGCGTCCGAGTAGGCTAGGAAAATGACAACTATCATTCTGGGAAATCCCAATCCAATTCATTTCTATCCGGTTGGCCCTCGACCGGCTGAGCATCTCAGTAAGTCAGAGACGCGCGTTGAATTCTGGGATGGAATCCAGGATGAGGAATTCGTCAACAGAACTCTTTCGACAGACAATGACAGGATGATCACAGCGATTGCTTCTCGTTTGGGAAACGAACATCGCATTCATACTGTTTGCCTACGAGAGCTTGAACAGATTCTCGATATTCATTCAGCAGGCGTAAAACCTGCTTGGGTCGATGTGGATGAGGAATCAGATCGGCCCTTGGCTGAAGCTGTGGCAGCTTATTATGGTTGCCTTCTGGGGCGACCCGAAGCCCTTTTGACGACCGTAGGCCGTGATGCCGTTCACGCTCAGGTTCTATCTACCTCGACTCCCCCGGCGACTTTCAATTGGATGGCTATCACGACCAACACAGCGTCCCCCTCGGCCTCGGATACCACGCTGGCCGGGGAGATCACCACTTCAGGGAGCGGCCTGGTCAGAGCGCAAGCCACCTACGCGCACACGGCAGGCACAAATATATCGACGCTGACCAAGACATTTACGACGACTTCAAGTGACGCTTCCAGCTTGCCTCTAACCATCGCCCAGATGGGAGTCTTCAATGCTTCCTCGGGCGGGACATTGATTTTCCATACAGCGCTTTCAGGAACCGCGAACCTTGCGGTTGTCGGCGATAACGTAACCGTTACAGAAACCGTTACCGCAGGCTAATTGTGGCTCGCCTGCGTTATAATAATTCCCTGGGGCTTCTTGGGGAACCGCTTACCGCGACAGGCACGACGGTAACTTTTGATAATCCCCCTGAGTGGGACACCATCACGGGATCGGATTATATTCCTGTTGTCCTTGATCCTCCGACAAACGTTCCCAATCCTAATTTTGAAGTCGTCTATGTAACGGCATATACGGAGGGTGATCTTACTGCAACAATTGAAAGAGGGCAGGAAGGCACAAATCCTATTGAACACGCGGATGGCGCTGAATGGCAAGTTGCTCCTACCGTTGATGATTTTCTTCTAGAAAATACATCATCCTCTTCTCTGCCTCCCTCGCGTGCGTATCGAAATGCTGCTCTGAGTATTACCTCGGGAGCTTGGAATAAGGTTCCGCTCGACACAATTAGTTTTGATACCAATGGTTATATGGATGTGACCACTAATGGTCGCTATAACGTTCCTGCGAGTGGTTCTTATTTGGTAGTTGCTAATGCTGCTCTTGGCGCACCCTCCGGTCAAGATGCTTATGTTAGTGTTTTCAAAAATGGAGTCGAAGTAAGTGAGGCTTCTTCCCCGGTGCCGTCAGGCGGAGCAGCAGTTGAACCTGTTCTCACAGATATTATTCAATGTAATGCAGGCGATTATTTAGAGCTTTATGTCTACTGCAACGGAAATAATTTGTATCTGGGAGGCAGCGAGGTCAACTATCTCTCGGTAGTTCCTCTGAGCCAACAGAGCATTGCTTCTCAGGTAGCGCCGGTAGCAGCTAGGGCTTGTCGTAGCGCGGACTTTTCATTTTCAGCGGGAGCATGGACAAAGGTTCCCCTTGACACGCTGAATTTTGATACCGGCTCAAACATGGATGTGGCAACCAACAATAGGTTTGATGTGCCTGTTTCTGGTTATTATCAAGTAGAAGCGGCAATGCTGCAAACCGCAAATACTTACGGTTATGTATCCATTTACAAAAATGGCACGCAAATCTCTCAAGCTGGCGGTAGTGCCGATACCGACCGTGCTGAAACGACGGATTTGATTTACTGCGAAGCTGGCGATTATTTAGAATTATGGGTTTATTCTGGCTCGGGTGCTTTGAATGTAGATAGCGGCCTGGGATCTACTGGCACATATCTGGCTGTCGCTCAAGTTTCTGGCGTTCCTGGGTCTAATCTTGCTGCTGCTCGCGCGTACCGGGCCAATGATCTGTCCCTTTCTTCAAACAATTGGAATAAAGTTCCTCTTGATACAGAAAGCTTCGACCCCAACGGGAATATCGATGTTGATACAAATGGGCGCTACAACGTTCCGGCAGCGGGTCCTTATCTGGTCATAGGAAATGTTGAAGCAAACTCTGGTCAGGTATGGGCGGGTATTTTCAAAAACGGCTCGGGCGTCGCATACGGTTCGGTTGTCCCAGGAAGCACCGTTGGAGTTTCGACTGTTATAGATATAGTAAATTGTAATGCTGGCGATTTCTTGGAATTGTGGATTCAGCCAGGCGACGCTACGTCGCTTCAAGTTGGAAATGGCTCTGGAAACAACTTCCTTTCTGTTACGCCGTTAGTATCCACATCTGCCGAAAGTTCTTCCTCCGGCGGTGGATCAGGATCAAGAACGCAAAATGTTCAGGTAGATGATTCAGGGTCGGCGTATACGATCAGCGATCCCAATGTTGCTTCATGGACTTTGCTGACCATTACGGCTGATTGTCCTCTGACCTTCCCCACGCCAGCAGTAGGAAAATCATTCAGACTGATGACCGTAAATAATGGTTATTCAGTTACATGGCCTTCAAATATTCAGGCTCCGAATGGATCACCACCGACGATCTCTCGCGTTGGTACTGATTACTACGAAATGTCCTGTTTAGATGGCGTCAATTGGGTAATTGAAATTCTAGGCCAAATGATTGCCAGCAAGCCTGCCCCCACGGTTGGTCAGACATATGTTGGCGGCGTTACCTCTACCTCGCTAACTGGCTCATTCCCGTCTGCTCCCGCCGAGGGAGACATTCTGGTGGCGTTTGTGTCCGTGCATGGGGTCCCCGGAAATTCTTCCAATAATGGTTTGACTTCTGCGCCTGCGGGCTGGACACAAGCTTGGAATGTTTATCAGTACGACAATACCGGCCTTTACTGCTACTACAAAACAGCAGGCGCTAGCGAAAGTAATTCGTATACGTGGGGCTTCCAGAACAGCAATGGCGCAAATGTTGTTATGTATGACTGCATCAACGCTAGTGCTATTGATAAATCTGGTGGCTCAACCGGCCCCGATTCAACGCCATCTGCAACGAGCAATGTGGATGATCCTTTGCTGCTCGTTGGGCTTTGCCAAAACTTTGCCAATAACCCAACTTGGTCTGATCCTAATCTGACTACAGTCGCCCCAGGCGGCGCAGCACTCTTGACTGGCTGGCGAAAGCTAGCTAGTTCAGCAATTCCAGCGGAGACAGCATCGAATCCCGAAGGAACCGGCTCAAGGCCGATGGGATTCATTACTGTGATGTAAGCGTGTGGCCGGTTACGGATCACGTCCTTATGGTGGCTCTCCTTATGGTGGCGGAGAAACTTCGGCACCCGGAGGGCCAGTCAGTTATTCAAGGACGGCTGCTGATTCCATCGCAATTTACGATGCTATTGCAGCGCACCTTTATGCAAGCGATGATCTTGCAATTTCCGATTCCGCTCAGCCTGGACCCGTATTCTTTGCTGCATACGATTCAATTCCGTTCGGTGATGCTGGTTCGTCAACAGGGCTTTCTCGCGCCTTTGTTTTTCAATTCGGCATTGATGTCGCTGGCGCAGAATTTTCAACAGCCAAGCTTTTCCAGCTTGGAATCGATGTAGCTGTCTCGAATGCCCGCTACGGGCAACTCTGGCCCATCGGCTGGGGATCTCCGTTTATTTTTGATCCCACTTTGCTGGTCCCCTACGGCCAGCTTTGGCCGCGTTACACCTCTAAGCCACCGGCCTACGGTCAGTGGGGCCTAGAAGATGGTGTATACGGAGAGAAGCTTTGGCAGAGCGGCCAGGGTGTGGGCACCAGCGTTACCGGAGGCCCCACGTCAGGTGGAGGCATTGAGGGCGGTCCAGGAGGCACCGGGGGTGGTTCGGGAGGCACAGGTGGGACGGGTGGCGGCACTACTGGCGGCGGAACAGGTAGTTCTTTCGTTGGCGCGTTGGATTCGGTGTCAGTTTTCGATTCAGTCACAAGAACTGGATCGGGAGGAATCAACAGTTTCTCCATGTCCGCTTCCGACCGGGTTTCTGTTTTTGATTCAGTCGCGTTCTCGGGCGGAATTAGGATTTATCATCTATCTGCCTCGGATAGCGTGTCTGTTCACGATGCGGCAACCGATACGAGCCTTGTCGCCACTACGCGCATTTATTGGGGTGCCAGCATTCTCGGGTCTGTCTACGGCGGCACAAATGCTGGGTATGCAAATCCGCCTTGGCCCGGAACACCAGATGATGCTACTTGGAATTTGTTCGAGTCGCACGCAGGCAAGAGAGTCGCAGCTATCGCCGTTCATGAAAATTTTGTGACGTGGAGTAGCTCTCCAATGGATCATGCCTTTTCTCGGGGCGCTTTTTGCTTGATGACGAGCGGCTTGGAGGGAGGCGCGACTATGGCCTCGATTGCCGCTGGTTCCTGGGATTCTCAAATTGATGCCTGGGCGCAACAGGTTGCCTCCTGGGGCAAGCCATTCATGTTCCGTTGGTGCTGGGAAATGAACGGAAATTGGGGCACGTCCTCGGGATATACGTGGCAAACAGAGTACGGCACCACGGCAGCACAATATGTGGCGGCGTGGCAAAGATTCAAGAGTCGCTGTGATGCTCAAGGAGCGACAAATATCACCTGGGTCTGGTGTCCTAATATTTGGACTGGCTCAGGCACCGTGTCGGTTGATCCGACCCCCTGGTATCCAGGCGATGCTTATGTGGATTGGCTGGGGATCGATGGCTACAACACCGGGTCCACCAGCGAGTCGTTCGTCAATCTCTATACCCATTCGATGAACGGATTTGCGTCTCTCTCGCCCAATAAGCCAATTGTGATTTGCGAGTTTGCCAGTGAAGATTCGTATGGGTCTAGCGGGAAGGCTTCATGGATTACCGATACTTTTGCTCAAATCGCTAATAAGACTTTCCCGCAGATCAAAGCGGCTCTTTGGTACAACAACAACAATGGTTCCTACACGGACGGCTCGGGGGCCACTGACACCTTCGCTATTGAAAGCTCATCCGCTTCGCAATCTGCTTTCGCCGCATCTATAGCCAATTCAAAATTTGTTGCTGCACCGGCTGGCGGCTGGACTTCAGGCAAAGTTCCCCAACCATGATATGATCCTAGAATGCGAAAGCGCCCCGGAGAGTCCCCGCAAAAATCAGGGCGCAGGTTCGAGCGGTTCTGGGCCGCTCTGTTCGGTGTAGAGCCGCAGAAAGGCTCTGGGAACGTCTGGTACGCCAAGCTTGACGTAGGCGATGGCACCTTCACCTTCTCCTGCAAGTGGACGGAGAAAGAGAGCCATTCAATATCTAAAGAATTGCTACGTGAGGCTGATAATGCAATACGCGAGAATGGTGATAATTCCATACCCGCTATAGCTATAGCCCTGGATGGTGGGACCGAGACAGTAGTGGTCTGTAGAGCCTCAGATTTCGTGCGAATTTTGGAGTCGGAGCAGAGCCGCTACATCGTACCCACCAAGGGTGAGCAAAAACGCCGTAGATCCAGGCTTCCTGGGCTTTTGCGAGACGAAGACTAGAGCCGCAAAAGTGGGCCGTCTACAGAGCCGCCTACAGAAGTGCTTGACATCTGCCCAAAACGGCTATAGTTATCCGTGTAAGGGGTCAGCAAAAGCGGCCTGACATCCGTTCAAATCCCACGGGAACCGAATGGCTCGTCGCAGACGCAGATCTCGATCAGGCATCAACATAAACCCGGCTCACCGAGGCGCTTTCACCAGAAAGGGCATTTCGGTTTCGCAGGGTCTTCGGAGCAAAAATCCCCGAACCCGTGCCCAAGCGAATTTTGCCCGCATGGCGCGTCGAGGATGGAAGCCTCTGGGTAGTTCGAGTCGGTCCAGGTCTACGTCCACCCGCCGCCGTTCTGCCTCGAAGCGGGGTACGCACCGTGTCTCCGGGCACACGCGCATCACGTCTACTGGCAGGAGGGTCCGGGTGAGGGCGCATCGCCGGAGGAATCCCCGTAGGCGATGAACGGAATTGCAAACAACCAAGGAGGATGATCCACACATGGCTCGTCGTCGTGTTGGACACCGCCGTCGTCGTCACGGGCGGCATCCGCATCCCACGCATCATCGGGTGCGGTCGCATACCCGGATCACGGCCACGGGTCGCCGGACGCGGGTTCGTGCCCACGTCCGCCGTCACCCCGGCCTGGGTCGGCGTCGTCATGGCGGGCATCGTCGTGGCCGCCGTCGCGCGGACGCTCTCTAGGAGCGGATGAAGAGTTCGGATTCCCGGCCTCGGAGGTAGTTTGGCGACTCCCCTCCGGGGTCGGGACCGGATTCTACAAGGGATATGACCACACGCAAACCCAAATCTACGGCTCGCAAGGCCAAGAATTCCTCCCCGGCGACAGCGAAAAAGCCCTCTGCCGGGGTTTCCATGTCGGATTCCCAGAAGACGATCTACAACAAATTGAAGCGTAAGGGAATGACCGACAAGCAGGCCCATGCTTTTTCCAAGCACGCGGCTCGCCGCAAGGACTCGGCTGCGGCCAAAAAATCTCCTGCCCGAAAGAAGAAGTAGATGGCACGGCGGAAATCCCAGGCGAAGGGTCCTCGCGTTCCCGGCTTGAAGGGGAATGCGGGTCGGAACATCCCTGGTTCGACTCCCAAGGAGCCATATGGCGGTCCTCGCCGTCCTTCTCCGGGCACTTGGCGCACTTCGCGCAAGCAGAAAAACGTCATGCGGGGCATCAAGGGCGTTGCCAAGCCGACAGGCGGATCAAATATTGACCGTCCTCCGGCTCACGATCACGCTCAGCGCCCCGGTCTTGGCCCCGAGGAACACATAATTTCTCGCAAGCCCAAAGCGGTTATTCGGGTCGATCAGTCCAAGCCAGGAGAATCCCCTCGCAACCGCAAGAAGACGGGCTTTCGTCCTCGCGGTGGCAGAAGGTCGAAGAAAATGTGATGCACGGTAAGCGTAGACATCTCACTGACTCAATGGGCGTTCGTCCTCATATTTACACCGTCTCGAATAAGGTCGCTCCCGAGATCAACACGGTTCATTCCTTTGGCGCTCAAGGGAACGAAGTTGTGATTTCACCGATTCGTTCTCGCCGGAGAAGGAGAAAGCGCTGATGGCCCTTACTAATCGTCAGCTTCGTCGCCGTAATAAGAAACAGAGCCTTCGCATAGGCGCATCAGTGAAGACTGGAAGCAAGGGTAAAGGAATTCCCACTCCCAAAGCTCCCCGAAAGACTCGCAATCAAACTTTGGGACCGAAGGGTGTTCGGCCAAATCACGAGCCGTTCATCGGTTCGATGCGTGGCGCTCACACGCTCCACGACCATACAGGGACTTTCCACGCTGGCACGGGTGCCAGGCTTACGCCGCGCCCAAAGAAAATGGGAGTTCCCGATTCTCTGCGGGCCTATACACCCCCCAAGGGCCATAGGTCAAAGGTGCGCTGATGGCACGTACTCGTCGAATTGTGAATACCACTGGTGATAATTCAAGGAAGCGTCTTCTTCCTGGTTATGGCCGGACGCGCAAGATCAGCGATGGAGTAGATCCCATCTTGAAATTCCACGATGATCACGCAGCGGGGAAATTCAGAAAGCCCCGGACGCGGAAGCGCACTCATCCAACGCAATCTCTTGGTGTCTGATGGCTTCTAAGCATGGCGGAGCAACGGTTTTCACTCACGGCGGCTATGGCCCGCATGAGGTTCACCTGCGCGGACACGAAATTGGTCGCGTGGAATCTCCTGGTCCCAAGGTCCACCATGCTTTCAAGCGCATCAACGGCGGCTACAAAATGGTCGGCACATTCCCCACCCGCCGTAGCGCGGTTGATGCCGTCACAAAGACTTATCACCCGAAAGAGTGGAAGCCGACCAAGACGAAAATCAAGCGTCGCGGGCAGACCAAAATTGGTCGCAAGGCCCGCTCTCTGAAATCAAAAATCAATGGCTAGACATGCGACAGTCCCGAGTCCTCACCATATGAGGACAAATCCAACTCAATCTTTAGGCGTTCGCATGACTTCTGGGGATTGGAAAAAACTAGGTGCTGCGCCGAAGCTCCACCCTTCTACAAGGGCAGACATGAGGCGTAGAGGATTCAAAATCTAGGAGAAGAAATGGCACGTAGAAAATCAGCAAAGCGCGGTCGCGGTAAGCGGCGCGGACAGGGCAAGGGCGTCGTGGTGAATCATCCGGGCGGAATTCGCTGCACGGGTATTCGCGGCGATGCACGACTGACCGCTGCTGCACTTTCGTCAATTTCTCCGACCCCGCATGGGCCGGAGCCACACTGGCCTGCCGGGTGATCTGAATGCGAATTGGTCGTAGAGGGCTTGGATCGAGGCGACGCGCTCAGATTCAGGCGTACAGCATGAAACCCAAGATCAATGATCTGCGGGTTATGTCCAGCCGTGGATTTCCAGCCAGGACTCATCATGGCCTGGGTGGTGCTACGAGTCATCACCTGAAGCTTGGTGCCCATAAGGGACGCGCTCCGGTGCGGGATAAGCCGAGGTTGAGGAAAATCTAATGGCGATGGTCAAGCGTAAGCAAGGACGCTCGACGAGCATTCATCGCTTTCCACCAGCGGCCAAGGCGATGAGGCCGACTGTTCCTCAGCATTCAGCGATAGTGAGGAAGGCACGTCGGCAAGGGATCAGTCCCCACCAGCTTCACAAGTCTCTGTCGCCCTTGGGGTTCAAGGTGTCCAGGAAGGGCCATCGGGTCTATAAGGGCAGCACGAAGGTCACGATGCCTGAGCGGAAGCGGCTTCCCGGTGGAAGGATGTCGTTGAGTACGCTGGAATTCTATAAAACTGTGCATCCTCGGCATTGGTAATGGCCCGCGTAACGATAATTCCTGCCGTGAAGCATGGAGATCCCGGATCTCTTCTGACTGCTCGTAAAAAAACCAATCCAGACAGGCTTCCGACTTCCATGAAGCACAAGCGCCCTGGTCTTGGCCCGAAAGAAACCAAGCCGAAAGGCACTCGATAATGGCACGTCATCACAGTCATTCACTTTCTCGGCTTACGCATAAATTCCCTGGCGAGCATTATTTGATTGTCAGGCCGCTGCGTGATGATCTTCGGCGCTCGACGATGGAAACACCTCGCCGTGCCCGGAGAAATCGCGCTCGTCGTCGGCGCAAGGAAGAGCGGGTGGTCGGCAAGCGCACGACCAAGGAATTGAAGCGCTATACCCACAAGGGCCGCGCAGCGAAATCCAATCCGAAATCCGGCCAGGCTCCGGCCACGATGAAGGCTCGCCAGCCCACTCGGGCCGGGAACACGGTGATTCGTGCTGGCCGTAGCGCCCCAAAGGCGAATTCAGTCAACAGGTCGGTCAAGAGCCGTACCGGAACGGAAATTCATCGTCCTCGCGCTCTGAATCCGCATCCGCCCCGTCTGTATCACGTTCTCCCGATTAGAAGGGTCTACGACAAGGCTTTCTGATGGCAAGTCGTAAAGCGAAGAATTCCAGTCTGCGGCAGGGAACCCATAAGGGAAAAGCGCCCGTGAGTGATGCTCGCAATGCCCTGGCGAGCTACACGGTCGATCCTGTCTCAGCGGCCACGCTTCTGCCGGGTCAGGGGCCTCCGATGTCCTCCACTCCCCTACCGGCAGGGCGTGGCTCTAAGTCTAGAGCAGCTAGCCGTCGCGGTGTGGCTTCTGTTCAAAAGATCGTCGCGCTCTCCGGCCCCGCCCGTGGGATTTCCGCGAAAGGTGGTCGTGGCCGAGCTTCTTCATCATCTCGCGGACGCGCGGGACGGAAACGGTAGACTTAGGCTTACGGTGATTTTTTATGGCGCTTAGCCCTTCTCAGGTAGCTCAGTATCGGGGACACCCCACCAGCCCCGGTCAGCGGGATTTTCCTGGCGTCTCGCCGTTGACGAACCTGCCAACGACCAACGCTAATCTGGCCCAGGCTCCCTATGGCTCTGACAAATACACCAGAGACGGGAAACCGGGACAGCCCCGCTATGTATACCCCATCCCTCGGGACATGCACGCTGACACCGGAAATCTTGGGACGACACCAAATGGCCCCAAGCAGCCAGGAATTCAGTATCAGGGAGAAATTCCCGGTGCTGGGTTTGAGCCTTGGAATTCTCGTAATGAGAAGCTCCGGCAACAGACTATTCAATCGGCCCAGGCCAACGGCGGGTCTGGATAATCAACAGGAGGAAAAGCATGGCAGTAAGAGATGCAACTCGCCGGGGAATGCCTTGGGCCACTGGTCAAATTGTGGCCCAACGGCCTGGCAGCGAAACCAACAACATTCGCGTTTTCTCGGCCAAGGGCCTTTCGGCTCCGGGCACGTTGGGGACCTCCCCTCTGCCTCAGATCGGTACGCCGATTCCGGGCACGAATCTGCTCTACGTGGCTCCACGTCTCTCCCAGGACGAGCTAGGTGGTGCAGGTGGCTCTCAGTTCCCCGGTGGCCTTCGCGGTCGCGGGGCCGTCCACATCACCAACCCCGAGTACGCCTTCTACCGCGAGCGTCGTCGCACCCCGAGCATCGGAATGGGTGGCGCTGGTCAGATGGGCGCGACTATGGGGCTTCCATTCGAAAGCGAAGTTCCGTACTTCGCAGTTCCGTGAAATCCTCTCGGTGGTCTGTAGAAAAATCGCGGGCCACCGAGAAAATTCTCAGATAGGAGAAAAATGGCAGTTGAAGATCCAACTCCCACGCCGGATTCCCAGGCTCAGCAGGTCGAAGCACCCTCCCAGCCTGCTCAGTCGCAGGTTCAGTCGGGCGATTTGAAAAACGAGGCGCTGGGCTATATCCCCGTGGCGGATGGGGATGAGACAGCCAAGCCTCCTGGCGCAATTGTTCTTCTGGGGAACGATGCGCCGATGATGCAGGTCGAGCAACCCGATGGTCCTCGGGTGAGCGTTCCTGCACAGCACCTCAAGCAGTCTGTGACGCGCGTGGAATTCAATCCGGATTCTGTCAACGAGGAATTCGTCAACCACACGCTTTCCACGGACAACGACCGGATGCTTACGCTCATCGCGAAGAATCTGGAAAACATTGATCCGTCCCTCAAAAAGTGGGCTGTTGCGGTGTCGGAAATTGAACAGATTGTTGCTGTTCACTCCGGCTCCGGGAAGCCCGCATGGGTCGAGTCCGATATCGCTGATCTACGGCGAGCCATTGCAGCCCATTTCGGATGCGCGGAAGGTCAGCCGACCGCACTTCTGACCACGGGTGGCCGGGATGCTCTCCATGCTCAGCACCTTTCCACATCGGCTCAGCCAGCGTCGTTCAACTACATCGCGTTGACGGCGAACTCGACCACCCCTGCCGCTGCTGATACCACCCTCTCGGGCGAGATCACGACAGTCGGTGGCGGTCTGCTCCGGGCACAGGCGACCTATGCCCATACGGCGGGCACGAATACGACCACGCTGACCAAGACGTTTACGGCCAACGGGTCGGATTCTCTGCCGGTCACCATTGCGAAAATCGGCGTTTTCAATGCGTCCTCTTCAGGCACGATGGCCTATGAGACGCTCTTGAACGCCACGGCGACTCTGACGACCTCAGGCGATAACGTCACGGTCACGGAGACGGTCACAGCCGGTTAGTGATTGACTGCAAGTTAGCCCGACGCTGGGAATATCTGGCGTCGGGCTGCTTGTTGTCAGAAGAAATTTTGAAATGCCAAGAACACCCCTACACGAACTTCCCCCTCGGCTCATAGTGGACGATGAGGGCAGGCATTTTGCGATTTGCCCTGCTTGTGGGGTCGCCAATCAAGTTTTGGTTACTCACGAGCCAGACGAAAATGCGAAATTCGTGCTGCGCCGCGATGCCGAAGGAAACGAGCTTGAAGTCGTTTATGGCGAACGCGCTATTTACGATTGGGAAGACCACGAAACGCACATAAAAGAATTTCATTCGGAAGTGTCCAATGCCTGAATTTATCGCCTCTCCCCATACAGCAGCGGGAGCGCTTACCGAACAGGCAACCGGCACGGCCCTAAAGACTCTTCTTCAGGTGGGCATCCCTGCCGCCACCTTCATTGAAATTCTTGGCTGGGGCTTTTCTGATACTGGCGTATCTGCGACTGATGCTCCGGGCGAGGTTTATTTGATGGAGGGTGACGTGGCTGCCTCAGTAGGTACGTCACTCACGCCTGATACCTATGACACGCCTGGCGGTCAGGCTTCTCTGTGCGTCGGTGGTGCTGCCCTGACGTGTTATGGGCCGACCACTGAAGGCACCATCGCGGCCACGCGCCTTCTCGATCAAGAAAAAGTGCATCCCCAGACTGGCTACAGCGTGTGGTTCCCGTCTGACGCTCGCCCTCGATGCGGTCTTGTAGCATCAGCCCGTTATGTACGTTTGCGATGCAATTTTGCTGTGTCGTACAACGCTACGTGCTGGATCGCTTGGATAGAATAATTCATGGCACCGGCTTTGGTTGGGACGGCTGGTGCTGTTTCTCTCGGGTCTACTGATGTAGCTGTAACCCCTTCTTGGGGATCAGGCGAGAACAGAACCGCTGGAAATATTCTTATTTGTCTCTGTGTGGGGATTGGGGCAAATACATATACAACTGTTCCAACCGGTTGGACGGCGGCAGGTGGTGGGGCTTTGACTACATCTAGTTTTGTCTCATTCCTTTTGGTGAGAACAGCTACGGGTGGGGATTCTGCGCCTACATTTCCGGCTGTTTCGAGCATTGCTTGGGCGGCACAAGTCATGGAATGGACAGGGATTAGAGCAGCATGGGATAATTTTAGTACCGGATATGTTTCGGGGACCTCTTCTCCACAGTATGGAAATACAAGCGCTGATGATACTGCCCCAGGCGAATTGTATGTGGTCGCGGGCGCTGCACTTTATTCAACCGCGTCTACTAAAACCACATCACATTCACTAAATAATGGAACGCTGACGACGCAATCAAATGATGGAACGTCAACGACTACTCATTATAATTTCGGCTACGGGGTGACTACCAGCAATTCGACAGCCGATCAGGATACGTTTACAGTTACCACAACTAAGCTTTCTGCGGTTGTGAATCCAGGGGGAGCAATTTTGCTTCCTGTTGTCGCTGCTACCAACCCAAGCAGTCGCAGGCATCGGTCCCCTCTGCACAATGTAAGAAAAGTTCCGCAGCGCGGGCGCTTCATGGTCGCTTTTCCGAAACTTTGGACTCCTAGCCTTTGGCTGCCTGAGACAGCGTAATGGCACGCGGATCTTCAAATGTTCGTCGTTCGCGCCCTCAGCGGCGCACGCCTATTTCGGCGGCAGTATCGGCTGCTGACAGTGTTTTTCTTGGGCAGTCAAATCTCGTTCCCAATCCAAGCCTTGAAACTGATGCAACTGGCTGGGGCGGTTATGCATTTTCAGGATCATCGACATTTGCTGGTCGCGTAACTACCGACCACTACCAGGGCAGCGCTTGTTTTGAATTTGATGCGACTCCTGATTCAACTAATCAGGAGCTTTTGATTCAGGCTGCGCCGGTCTATACAACGCTCGGTGGTAATGCAAGCGGTCCCGGTGTGGGGCAGACAATTTTTGTGCGTTGTGCTGTAAAGCTCATCGGCACGATTGCTTCCGGAGCGCAGCTTGGCCTATTGGTGAAATTTACCGGCTCGGGCTATAGCTATATCTCAGAGACTCAGCCCACAGGCGCGAACGCCGCGTGGGTCACCAATCCGGTCAGCGGCCAGTGGTATGAGTTTTATGGCTCGGTGGTCATTCCGGCTGGCACTTATGAAATTCAGCTAGAGCCTGTTGCTCACCTTCTTGGGCCATCCCCTGGCGCAATGGTCATGCGGGCAGACCAGGCGATGCTGCTGCCCAACCCGCAGGATGGCAGCACAAATTATCCCTACGCAGATGGATCGTATTCCGGTTGGGCTTGGAGCGGCACAGCGAATGATTCTGCTTCAGCCACACCGCCTGATACAGCTACGGCGTCGGTTGTTTCTCATCGTGTCGCTACCGCTAGCGATTCCGTATCGGTTTCTGATTCAGCAACCATAAATACAAGTTTCGCCAGAACTGCATCTGACGTTGTAAATATTGGCCCTACCAACCTAGTCGCTAACCCGAGTGTTGCATATTCGGACGGCTGGGGTTCCTATGCATACGGCACCGGATCAATTTCGTCTCAGGGGCGAACAACCGCCGATGCCTATAACGGTGCAGCTTGTTGGGAAGTTGATGCGACAGTCGCATCGACGGGCGGTTATCAGCTTGCTAGCTGGGCACCGGGGGTTGCTTGTAATCCCGGTGAAGTTCAGTTTGTGCGCCTTGCGATGAAGGTTATCGGGACCATTCCGGCTGGCGCTTCTCTAAATTTCATCACAAAATTTACCGGGCCAGGATATAGCTTCATTTCAGAGGTGCAGGTCTACTCGCTGCCGCCTGATAACAGCGGTGTCGCGAATCCGGTGTCGGGCCAGTGGTATGAGTTCGTCGGGACAATGACGCCACCAGCAGGAGCAGTTGAGGCTCAGCTTGGTGCATATTTGCTGGGTTTGACGGCAGGCAATTCATACACGCTGCGAGTCGATCAAGCCTATTCGCAGGTATTCAGCAATTATCCCACTACGCGCCCACCATATAACGATGGTAATTCAACTGGATGGGCGTGGACAGGAACGGTTGGCGATTCAACTTCCTACGGGCCTGCTGACGCCGCGACGATTTCTACACAGAATCCACGCACTATTTCTGATTCTGTTGGGTCCGTTACTGATAATGCTTCCGGCGCTGTTGTTACCGCAGGCAAGACCGCATCCGACTCTTGGAGTATTTCCGATGCCGTCACGAGAATTTTGGCGGCACCGCGATCTTCATCTGATTCGTTCTCGATCTCTGATTCTGCTGCCAGAACTATCAGCCTAGTCACGAGAACAACAAGCGATTCCTTCTCCATCAGCGATTCCGCACCACGTATTGCTGCTTATGCACGGTCTTCGAGCGATTCTTGGACGGTTTCTGACGCCAGTACGCAGACAAGAAATATTCCGAGATCGGCGACTGACTCATTCTCGGTTTCGGATTCGCTGTCGCGTCAGGCACAAGCATTCTCTCGAACGTCATCTGACAGCACATCGATTTCTGATGCTGCCGCCAGAGCAGCGCCTCACGCTCGAACTACGACTGATTCCTGGACTATTTCCGACAGCACCAGCCGTGTGGTGGCCGCCTCGCGCACCACCACGGACTCGTGGACGATTTCCGATGCCGTTCAGCGAGGTTTTGGCGCACCACGAAATCCAAGTGACTCGGTTTCCGTCTCGGACTCCGCCCAGCGCAATATCATCAGCTACACCCGATCTACGAGTGATTCGTGGACGATTTCTGATGCTGCTTCCAAAGCCGGAGCAGCCGCTCGTACTACGACCGACTCATTCAGCATTTCTGATGCGGTTACTCGGGCTGTTGCCAATCCACGGACTTCAACAGATTCCTTCTCGGTATCGGATAGCGCCGCTCGCGGGCTGATTAGCTACACCCGCACGACTTCCGATTCCGTGGCGATTTCGGATAGCTCGTCGAAGATAATTTCTGGCTCTCGGTCTACGACGGATTCATGGTCGATCAGTGACTCGGTGGCCTCGGCGGTGGGTCGGCCTCGGTCGTCATCGGATTCTTGGACAATTTCCGATGCGGCTGTACGGGTGGTTGCGCTGGTTCATTCGGCGTCTGATTCTGTTTCGATATCAGATGCTTCCACCAGGCAAATACAGAGCTTTACTCGCACAGCTAGCGACAGCGAATCTGTCTCTGATTTCGCCTCTAAAGCAATTTCGGCTACGCGGACCACCGCTGATTCATTTTCCGTATCTGATACAGCCGCGAGAACTGTTGGCAGGCCACGCTCAAGCGCAGATTCCTGGACTATCTCGGATTCCGTTCAGCGCGGGCCTCTGATTGCCTCTCGTAACGCTACTGATTCGCTCAGCGTCACAGACTCCGTTGCACGAAATGTAATTAGCTACACGCGCTCAACGACCGACTCCTTCTCGATCACAGATGCCGCTAATAAAGCGTCGGCATTTGCTCGTACTTCAGCCGATTCCTTCGCGATTAGCGATGCTGTTTCGAGAACACCTTCTTTGCCGCGTTCGGCGTCCGATTCGTTCTCAGTTTCCGATAGCACGAGCCGTGGCGTAATCACCTTCACGCGCACGGCTGCTGATTCTTGGGCCATCTCGGATGCAGCGAGTAAGATAATTTCGGTTTCTCGCTCTGTATCCGATGCATTTTCGATAAGTGATCAGGTGGCTTCCGCTGTAGGACGGCCACGCTCATCGTCGGATTCTTGGACTGTCTCGGATGCCGTTGTAAGACTAATTTCTCTGCCGAGATCTGCAACGGATTCGGTGGCAATTTCCGATGCCGTTACTCGCTCTATCCAATCGTTCATCCGAAGCGCGAGCGATTCTGAGTCTGTTTCTGATTCGGCGTCCAAGGCAAATCAAAATATTCGCACCACGGCGGATTCGTTCTCGGTTTCTGACTCCGTATCGAGCTTCGTCGGACGCCCACGTTCGGCGTCTGATTCGTGGACGATTTCGGATGCCGTCCAGCGCTCTGTAATCAGCTTCACGCGCACTTCAAGCGATTCGGTGGCAATTTCTGATGCTGCTACGCGGAGCATTATCAGCTACACGCGCTCTTCAAGCGATTCTGTTTCGGTCACCGATCTTGCCTCCAAGGCATCAGCATTTGCGCGGGCCACCACTGACTCGTTCGCGATTTCTGATGCGGTTTCGAGAGCGTCCGGAGCGCCGCGATCTGCTTCGGATTCTTTCTCTGTCGTGGATAGCACCACTAGGGGGATTATCAACTACGTTCGGGCGGCTGCTGATTCCCTGACGATTTCTGATGTAGCCACGAAGACGATTTCTGTCACCAGATCGTCGGCTGATTCGGTTACGGTCAGTGATCAAGCTGTTTCTGCTGCTGGTCACGGACGCACCTCATCTGATAGCTGGACAATTTCTGATGCGGTTGTGCGGCTGCTGGCTCTGCCCCGCTCGGCAACTGACACCATCGCCGTCTCTGATTCCGCATCGAGGCAAATTCAGAGCTTTGTCAGGGCGGCCAGCGATAGCGAAACCGTCTCTGATGCGGCTTCAAAAACCATTCAAGGCGCACGCACCACCACTGACTCGTTCTCGATTTCGGACTCCGCCGCAAGAATTTTGGGAATCCCGAGATCTGGTGCGGATTCGTGGAGCATCTCCGATTCGGTTCAGCGTGGTCCGCTAATTGCTTCGCGGAATACCACCGATTCACTGAGCGTCTCCGATGCGGCTCAGAGAAACGTAATCAGCTACACGCGCTCGTCGGCTGATTCTGTTTCTGTTTCTGATCTGGCTTCCAAGGCGTCTGGATTTGCTCGAAGCTCGGCGGATTCCTTCGCCATCAGTGACGCTTTGTCGAGAGCAGTTTCCTTGCCGCGCTCGACTTCAGATTCGTTCTCGGTTTCTGACAGCACGAGCCGTGGCCCAATCAGCTATACCCGCACGACTTCGGACTCGCTGGCTGTTTCTGATCTGGCAAGCAAGCTGATTTCCGATACGCGCTCGGCGTCGGATACTTTCTCAATTAGCGATTCAGCGGCTCCTGTCGTCGGACGGCCTCGCTCTGCTTCTGACTCGTGGACAATTTCCGATGCGGTCACCAGGCTCATCGCTCTGCCACGCACGGCCACGGATTCGTTTAGCGTCTCGGATTCTTCTAGCCGCTCTGTTCAATCGTTCACCAGGAGTACGAGCGACTCCGTAACGGTTGTCGATTTCACTTCCAAGATTTCTGCCTTCGCTCGCAGCAGCACGGATTCCTTTGCGATTTCTGATGCCGTGGCGAGAGCAGTTGGTAATCCTCGAACTTCGTCGGATTCTTTCTCCGTCTCTGACAGCACTACGCGAGGGCCGATCAGCTACACGCGCACCGCTGTTGATGTGGTGAGCGTTTCCGATACGCCCACCAAGATAATTTCGGTCATTCGCACGTCAGCTGATTCGTTCTCGATCAGCGATCAGGCGACTCCTGCCTCTGGTCACGCCAGAACTTCATCGGATTCGTGGACTATTTCCGATGCGGTGGTTCGGATTCTTGGCTTGCCGAGATCTGGTGTGGATTCGTTTACGGTGTCGGATTCTGTTTCTCGCCAAACACAGAGCTTCATCCGCACGGCCAGCGATAGCGAGTCAATTTCGGATAGCGCCTCAAAGGCTACGCAGGCCGGTCGAACCACTTCGGATTCCTGGACGATTTCCGATACCACCAGCCGCATCGTTTCGGTGTCTCGCACTAGCGCCGATTCGTGGACAATCTCGGATTCTTCGCAGCGGGCTATCAGCCTCACTAAATCGGGGTCTGATTCAGTCAGCATTACCGATTCGGTTCAGAGAAATGTCATCAGTTTTATTCGTTCTTCAAGCGATGCTTTCTCGATTTCAGATGCCGCTGCCAAGACCATCCAGAATGCCCGCTCGACTTCTGATTCCTGGTCGGTGTCTGACTCGCTCTCTCGCGTTGTGGCGGACGCTCGGTTCTCCACAGACACCTTCTCCGTGTCCGACAGCGTTGTGCGCGGGGTGGTCAGCTATGTGCGGGCCGGGACAGATTCAGTGGCGATTTCCGACAGCGCCACAAAGGTCATTTCCGTCACGCGCTCGACTTCCGATTCGGTCACGATCACCGATCAGGCAACTTCAGCCGGTGGACGCACTCGGTACTCATCGGATTCTTGGAGCGTCTCGGACTCCATCTCAAGAAATATTTCCAACCCGAGGTCCACCTCCGATGCCGTCTCGGTCACCGATCTCGCCACGCGGCAAATCCAGAGCTACGCGAGGTCAACCACCGATCTCGTCTCGATTTCTGACGCCACCAGCAAGGTCACGCAAGCGTCTCGCACATCGTCGGACAATTGGACGATTTCTGATGCGGTAACCCGCATTCTGGCCGCTCCACGCTCAAGCGCCGATTCTTGGAGCGTCTCTGATTCGGTGCAGCGCTTCCCTGCCAATCCCAGGACGGCTTCGGATTCCTGGACGGTCAGCGATTCGGTCCAGAGAAATTCAATCAGCTACATCCGCACCACAAGCGATTCGGTCGCCATTTCGGACGCCGTTTCGAGAATAGGAACAGCTTCTCGAAGCTCTGCCGATGCCTTCAGCATTTCTGATTCTCCCTCTCGGGTCGTTTCGGTCACGCGAAGCACGACGGATTCCTTCTCAATTTCTGATCAGGCCAGTCGCGCTCTGGTCAGCTACACGCGCTCGGCCAGTGATACCTGGAATGTCTCTGATTCGCCGTCGAAGATCATTTCGGTTTCTCGCTCTGCTTCGGATCTGTTCTCAATTTCCGATGCGGTCGCCAAGCAGGTCACCGCCACACGCACAGCGGCGGATTCGGTCACGATTTCCGATTCTGCTGTTGAGGTCCGGGGAATTCCGCGCACCGCCACGGACACGGTTTCGGTCACAGATGCAGCGTCTCGCTTGGTGCAGGGATTCTCCCGGTCGGCCAGCGACAGCGATGTGGTTTCCGATTCGGCCACCCGCAATGTGGTGGGCGTTCGCTCGGCCACCGACAGCTTCACGATTTCTGACGCCACTACTCGGATTGCCTTCTACACGAGGTCCGCATCCGATAGCTGGTCAATTTCTGATGGCGCGTCTCAGACGAGGGCAATTTCCCGCTCGGGCACCGATTCCGTTGCCGTCTCTGATGCTGCTTCGAGGGCCATCCAGTCCTTTACTCGGCTCACAGCAGATTCCTGGTCGGTTTCCGACAGCACCCAGAAGACCATTCAGTTCACGAGAAGCTCGGCTGATTCGGTTTCGATATCAGACCAAGTTGTACGCAACTTTGCGTCCTCTAGAAATTCAAGCGACGCTTTCTCCATCTCCGACAGCACATCTCGGCTTGAGGGAACTGCTCGGTCTTCGACTGATTCTTGGAGCATCACCGATCAGACAGCCCGCTTGGTGGTCTTCACCCGAAGCGCCGCCGATGTGTGGAGTATTTCCGATGGAATCAGCAGCGGGACTTCGACCACCCGCACTACGAGTGATTCCGTAGGCGTGAGCGACACCGCTCAGCCGCAAACGACTACAGCGAGAAATTCAAGCGACGCCATCGCCATCTCGGACCAGACATCTCGGGGCGCGATCTCCTTCGTCAGAAATTCAAGCGACGCTTGGAATGTCTCGGATGTCGTCTCGCGGATCGGTGTGGGGACACGAACCTCGGCGGACAGCTTGGCGATTTCCGACAGCACCTCGGTTCAGGTGGTCGCGGCAAGAAATTCCTCGGACACCATCTCCATCTCCGATATCTCGTCTCGGACATCGGTTTCCTTCGCACGCAGCGCCAACGAAATTTTGACCGTCGCGGATGCGATAGTGTCAAATTTTGGTCTGGCACGCAGCACTTCGGACTCCTTCACGCTTTCCGACGCAGCAGCCCGTGGACTGATTTCCCAAGTCAGATTTACGTCCGACATTTTCGCCATCAACGATATTGCGGTTGTCGGAGCCATCACTCTGCGCGTGGCTTCGGATTTGTGGACCGTCTCCGATTCTTCGACCAGGACAATTTTCCGCACTCGGACTTCGACCGACTCCTTCTCGATTTCCGAGGCCGCGACGAGGCAGATTTCGGTGGCCCGCTCGACCGCCGACTCTTGGGCTTCGAGCGATCAGGCGTCCACAGGCGGCCAGCTAACCGTCCGCTACAGCACCGATTCCTTCTCGGTGGCCGACCAGGCTACGAGGCTGGCCCTTGCTCGGGCCAGGACGGCTTCGGACACGCTCACGGTGTCGGATACCGACCATCGAATTTTCGGGTCCTCCCGATTTGCGTTTGACGCAAATTCGCTCTCCGACGTGGCTTCGAGGGGAGCTATTACTCCAACCCGCAGCGCGACCGACACTTGGTCTGTCTCGGATCAGACCCAAAAGGGCCTTTCCTCGCTGGTCCGTGGGGCCTCGGATTCCACGGCGGTCAGCGACCGGGCTGTGCGCTATACGGGGCGCTTGCTCAGCGGCTCGGATTCGTGGTCGATATTCGACACCGTAACCTTCCTCGCCCTGGGGCCGCGAAACGCCTCAGACACGCTCTCAGTGGACGACAGCGCCACCGCTCGGGCCGTTGTCATCCTCTACGGGCAGGATTCCTGGACTGTCAGCGATATCGCGACGGTCATCCTTGTCCCCGAGAACCTGCTTGAGCCGACAGCGGGGATTTTCTTCTCCGCATATCGCAAGGCTCAGATTTCCTTCGGCTGGTGGTGGGCGACGCTCAAATTTAGCTCGACATCTACAGCCACGGTGGCCTTCGAGCCTGCCGACCAGGCAGACCTTGAGGTAAGCTTTGGCGAAACCGCGTTGCTGAAAATCGGAGAGTGATGTCCTACCTAACCCCTCCCCTACAAATTTTCCAGAACTCGCCGATGAAGATCACGGTCGTCTTCTTGGACGACAACAACAATCCCTTCGATCCGGCCTCGGGAATTCAGATCAGCGTCGAGGACCCGGCTGGCACCGTGACCACCTACACCTACGCGGCCCAGGAAGTCGAAAAGGAGTCCGTGGGGAATTACTCGGTGGTGGTCGAAGCCACGCTAGCCGGGGATTACCAGGCTGTTGGACAGGGCGCACTCCCGGATGGTAAGCTGGTCACGACGAAAGGAGTGCAAAATGTTACCCCAACTACTTTTACTTGAGCTTAGATTTGGGACGCTCGACCTGGCTTAGCGTAGATGGCCTAAAGGTCCGTAGTTGAAGCCGGGAGGCGCACCGAACTTACCCGCCCGACCCGAATAGCCCAATTTGTTATTAGATTATGTCACGGGCTATTCGGGAGGCGGGTATTTTTATGTCAGCAGACCCAGGCGCTAGCCCCCTGGCTGGCCCAAATCCTTGACGCGATAGCTGACTGCTCAGCCGGTGACGCATCTTGCGGCGAGCCGGTCCCACCGTATGCCGCCCAAGTGCTGGGCAGAATTTGGTAGGCCCCGCCTGCTCCTGACGATGAATTCACGGCGCTCCAATTTCCGCCCGACTCGCATTGCACGATGCTGGACGGAATTGAATATCCACCGCTATAGCTCGTCGATACAGGAGCGGAATAGGTGCCTGCCGGTGCCGAATAAACCGGAGCCGGGGCAACTACAGGAGGCGGCGTGAGCCACTTTACGAATTCAGCAATCGACGCCACGACCTGTGCATCAGTCGCAGCACCTTTTCTCGTACCGTCCTTGACGATATTTCGTCCCGGAGTACGTTTCCCAAATTTCTGGGCGACCTGCTTATACAGACGCTCGTACTGGCGGCTGTGCTGGCGACTGACGGGTTTGGCATTGGCAGTCGCGGGAACAACAAAGACCAGCGATACCACGCTGGCTGTAATCAGGCGTTTCAAGAAAACCTCCTAGTCCTTGGTCAGCAATATCCGTTATTTCTCCTACTCGTTTACGTTCGGAGACGGACTTTGTTGATCAGGCGTTCGCGGTCCTCCTTTCTGTAGAAAAAACCCCGCTCCCGAATGTGCGTTCAAACGGGAGCGGGGCGGCCATAGGCGACCGGCGTAATGATCTTAGCAGATCAAGTCGTGATCTTCACGCCGAGAGCCGCGATGACGAGTCCCATCACGGTCAGCGCCCATCCGATTCGCCGGGTTCGCCGGTCAGATCGGGCACGAAGATCTTCTCTGTCCTTGGCTGCTTCTTCGTCGGCTTTTCTTTGCGCTCCTTGAGTTTCTGATGCTGCCTGCACCAGCCGGTCCACCTTGAGCGACAGGTAGACCGAGAACGCCGTGAGCGCCGTAATCGCGATCCCGAATGTCGGGGTCCAGTCCGTGTTACGACGCCGGAGCATCACTTGGCTATCCGATGCCCTTCTGAGCGCTTCAGAAGCTCCTGGTAGCGCCATCCCCGGTGATAGGCGTTCCACTTACCCGGACGCCTTGGACGGCGTTTCCCGCCGTCTGAGAACGCCTCATAGGCCACCCGATTGGCTAGGTAGCGCAACTGCTGGCGCAGAAGCCCCAGCCGCCGCCGATGCTGGAATGGGTGCTTTCTCAGGTGATCGTAGGATTCCACCACGAGACGCTCGTGAATTACTCCCCAACGAGTTTTGAAGGGGCCACCCACGAAACGCTCATAGTGGTAGGGATCGATCATTCCCGGCTTTTTCCCGTTCCAGAAAAATCCCTTTTCCTCGGTGTCGCGGTCGAAATCGACTCCTTGGCCCGCAACGGTGTGATTGATCGAGGATTGGTAGACCACGGCCTGATTTCCCAGGGCGTTTTCTCCATATGACCACGCGACGGTCTGCCATCCCTTGGCAAATCCGCGTCCGTGTTGATGCACCACGACTGAATAAGCCCCGTAGGGAGCGCAATGCTCGCGCCCCAAAACGGCTGCCCATCCGTCGAAATATCCATCGGTGGCCGAAGCTCCCCCTCGGAATCCTGCCGGGTCTGAATCGACCGCAGCAAAAATCGTCCAATCCGAGGACTCCGGCTCACCCAGGATGTCAACCGCCTGACGGCGAGCGAATTCCGCATCAGCCCTGCCTTGGTCATAGCCAAGCAGGGCATTCGTCGCGCCGTCCTCGAAGACCAGCCCCAAATAAAGACCGGCCTTCTTGTAGTCCGAATATTCGGATGAGGTGACGGTTTTCCAAGACGAATGCGACAGATACCTCATCGCAAACGTCGAACCGATCTCGTGATGCACCCAGATCGGAATTTCGGAAATAGAATCCACTCCGAAGCTCATGGATTATTGCTCCCGCTGCTGAACGTCATGGAGGACGGATTTGCGCTGGCCGATCCGCTTCCCTCAGCAGGCGGGTCAGGGGCCAGAGCGTGATCAGCCTTGGCCGGGTCAGTCTGACCAGGAGAATTCTGATACGCCTCGGTTGCCTGAACCGTATTCTCAATCTCCTTGACGATGCTATCTGCGTCCCCGGCGTAATTCTGAAGCTGGGCTTCAGAAGGGCCGATCTGGCTCGGGGTGATGCCTGTCTGCTGGGAGAGTGCAGAAATGGCCTTCAAGGCGCTTCGGGATACGGCGTAGGCGACGTTGGTGAACATCGCGAACTCTGCCGCCAGGTGGGCCGGGAGAGCGCTGGTGATGATTGGGATGACGAGCATCGCCACGTTGAAAACGAGAACAAGGATGCCCTCGGTGGTGCGTACACCCTTGACCAAGGGTGATGTGAGCTTAGGAACCATCTTTCCTCCTAGTGGCGGAATTTGGCCGGTGGCCGCCGTTCTTTCCAGATGGCGAACCATGTCTTTTGATCCGTGGCGTAGTCCTCACCATCGACCTTGCCTTGGATTTCCCGCCCAAGTTTATCGCCTCGATGGATTTCTTCAACGACCAGAGTGCGCCCGCTGTAGTCGGTGAACGACTCGCCTCGCTTGGGCCACTCGCCTGATGTACCGAAAATCTTGGCGTCGGACTCGACGCTATCTGCTCTGTTCATGGGTTCCTTTCAACCAAAAAAGCGAGCCTCCCATATTTCAGGAAGGCTCGCTCGGGGGCCACCGCATCCTTACGGTTGGGGGGCGGACCTAGATTAGACCGTTTCGAGCATCTTCTCAAGGACGGCTACCTCGTTGCGCTTCGCACGAAGCTCTTCGTGAATAGCCTCCTTGATGCGCGGGAAGCGATCAAAGCCGTGGGCGTTGTGCCCATTGCCGCTCGCCGCTTTATCGAGAACCTTCTGAGTCTCGCCACGCTGCGCGACTGTGCGCGTTGCCCTCGGGGGCCGTGGACGGGAAGCAGGCTTGGATTCACCATCGGCCTGAACCTTCGGTGGCCGACCCCGCTTGCGCGGAGTGGTGTTGCCCTGTTCCTTCTCGATGTTGCGGATGTGGACGTACACAGTCGCCAGAGTCTTTCCGAGAGCCTCGGAAATTTCCTTGGCGGAATGTCCTTCCTTGAGCAGCGCGGCGACCCGATCCTTGGTCTTCACCGGCTTTTCTGGTGCTTCTGTTGCCATTGATGTCCTCCTAAATTACTTTGATTTGCAGGGAATTTCTGTTAGAGGGCCTTCTGATAGCCCTTTGGGGTGCGAACCGCCTTTCCCTGCTGGACTGCCTGCCCCAGCGCCTTGGCGACGCTCTGATGGGTCTTGAATCCCAGCTTAGTCGCCACCTGAGTCGCGGTCTGAGGACGCTTGCCCAGCGCACTCACGACACGATCAGAATGGGTCTTGGTCTTCGGCATTTACACCTCCTTTCCCCGCTTCGGATTGCCTTGATCGGTGGATCATAAACTGTTTTAGCAGATTATGATCCCCGATCAAGGGTTTTCCTGTGAAGATTTAGGAAGCGCGTTCCTGCAAATCACGGAGCATGAACCCCGTGATCAAGCCGTCAAACCACAGTCCCTTCATCACCTGATGGCCCCTGGCCTCTCCGGTGACCACCGCGAGTATGGCCGTGTTGAGAATCCTGTCTGCGGTTTCGAGGAACTCCTTGAGGTCGATCCCCAAGTAATCCATCAACCACTGAGCGCCCTATTCGTTTAGGCCGTACCCGAACTCGCCTTCATCCATCTTCTCGGCGTGTTCATTTTGGATCGCCTCCACGCGATCCATTGCATCTTTTAGTGTTGACATACTTTACTCCTTTCTTCTGCAAACATTTCTTCCAGAATTCCGTAGTGTTTGAGTTTTAGAATCCATTTTCTCAGAGTCGCGTCGTCGATCTCGATGCCGAAATATTCTGCATTGGTGAGATCGTGATGCTCATAATCTTGCTCTCCGCTCCCTTTGCACCAATCGCAGGTTTCCTCTTCGAACTCGTAATCAGCGATTTCTTTTTCGATGGTCCCGTCTCCGAGACAGAATCCGCAAAGCTTCCCGCCGCTCTGCCAGGTTACGTCAACAGCCTTGCCGTCTTCGTTGTCGATCACCCATGCATGTTGGACCGGGAAAAATCCCGCAAAGGCGTATCCCTCACAGTAGGTGAATTTTCCATCGCGCCACAAAGCTGCGTAGGTGGCGTTCTGAAAACACTCCTTCGAGCGCCCCAGGAGGGATTTATCCTCCAAGGGCTTCCACTCGTAGAGCTTGCCCCTTTCCAGTAGCCAGGTAGCAAAGCTCTTTCCCTCAAAGTGCTGCTCCATGAATTCTCCGTTTACCCGGAGAAAGTCTTCCGTTACGCTTCCCATTGCTTCTCCTTTTCTATGTGTTACGTGTTACGCCTTTCGCTCAGCTTCATCAGACGGCTCCCGCAGCCTCGGCAAGCGCAAGCACTTCTCGTTCGGACCCATCCCGCAGGGCTTCCAGAGGCGACCGGCTCTCTAGGCGTAGCTTTGGGGTCCGCAGCCAGTCCTGCTTTTCCTCGTCGGTCAGTCCGTCCAGCGCGGCGAGAACCCGATCCCTGCTTTGCTTCGTATGTTCGCTCATCGCTTCTTCCCCTTGCGCTTCTTGCGCGGGTAGGGCTTGCCGACCGCCTTCATCACGGCCTCGAATTGCAACTGCTTGAAAATCCAGTAGGGCATCACTGTCTCCCCACGGGCCGTCTTGCGAACTGTGTCCATAATTTCCTCCTACTCGTCGGGTCGTTGTGTGTCGATTAGCCGGTCACCGTGTTCGACGCCTGCAATTACGCCAAGCATGGAGCTTCTGAAAACCGCCCACATGCTTTCGATCATTGCTACGCGCAGGTGGTTTCTCCATCCTTCGTCCCACCAAGGCAGGAAATCGAATTTGTCTTCGGCTTCTCGGAGGATGGCATTTACGCTCCCTCCGAGAAGCTCTACGAATTGTTGCTCGTCGGTCACAGGTAGCTCTCCCACACCGGCTCGAACTGATCCCTGGTGTAGCCGCGCCCGGTCGTGTTGCCGATCCGGATCAGCTTAGGAGCGATCCCGTAGGGCCGTAGCTGGTTCGACAGCAGCTTGCCGTTCCACTCCTTGCCCAGCTTTTCCATCAGATCGACCGTCATTATCTTGTCGCGGTCGCCGAATGTCTCGCGGATATCGAGCAGAAGCTCCTGCATCGGATCAAGCTCACCGGCATCCTCGTTGTCCTGGCAGAGCGCGATGATCGCATCACGGGCCTCGTCGCCGAGTCCCATAAGCTCGGCGATTGCCACCAAGCACTCGGAAATCTCCCACTTGCGGTCAGAAATTTCCGTGATCGGCTCCGGCCTCTGCATTTCGAGGCGCTCGCGGTTCTCATCGACCCACTGAGTTATCTTGGCGGTCAGATCTTCCCACTCCTGGCTCTGCTTGATCGTGTCTGGGTAGAACGCCTCGTTGGCCGCGTTCTTGGGACGCCGCCGCATCCGAATGGCGATGCAGCGATCCTTGATCGTGTCGGGCAGCTTGCCGTTGTTGATCCCGCACATCACCTTGGGGCCGAACACCTTGTAGCGGTGCGGCTCGCCCCTGACGACGCGCCAGATGAATCCTGAGCGCCTGTAACCGGCGTTCAGACACCCACGCAGCCCCTCGTTCTTCGCGCCGTGGAAAATGGCGTCAACCTCGTCCAGCAGCAGCGTGGGCGAGAACTCGTCCATGATCCGGAACAGCACCGCGTCGGTCAGTGAGCCAGACGGCATCGGATTCTTGACCAGCAGCCCGAGAATTTCCAGCAGCCGCGTCTTGCCAGACTGCTTCTCCGGTGAGTGGATGTAGATGTACGGCGTGGCCTGAGCGGCTTCGGTGGCCCAGGTGTGAATCACGTAGAGGCTCGCAATCAGCGTGGCCTCGTCTGAAGGCATGAACACATAACGGGTGATGAACTGCTCAATGTCGCCGATCACACCCGCCCTTTGATCTACTTCAAGCATTATTTCTCCTTTCTTTTGAGTTACTGCGGTGATCGCATCTACGATCATAACACGAATGTCAAGGGAATAAGCGCTCCCCCGGTGGAGCGCTCTCCCTCCCTCATGCTGCGGATTCTTGCGCTCCGTCTTTCGCCCAAGCTGGTAATTCTACTGTTGAATTTGCGCTTGGGACATAGAGAAGGCCCTCGTCTGTCATCTTTGGCACGAAAGTCATGCCGACAGGGAGGGCCTCTGCGATTTCGTTAGGGACCGTCAATGAATATGACCGATATTCGTTTCCGGTCTTGGAGCGTCCGTTTGTGAAGCTGCGAATTTTATATCCATTGGCAGCCACCGGGATTATGTCCCCCTTGCGGATCGTGCGGTTACGCTCATAGGCGGGGGACTATAGCAACGCTCTGCCTACTGCGTAGGCAACAAGCATCAAGCCTAGAACCCCACCTGTAGATAGAACGTATCTAGCTGCACGATCCGAGTCAAGGGCCGACTCGAATTTTTCTCCTAGCACCTGGCCGGTGAGCAGGAGATTGATTTTTGCTTCCTTCAGATCAGGCATCTGGCCTCCTTTACTCGCCGAGAATGAACAGGGTCGCCGACTCTTCGTCGTACTCGACTTCATCGATGGTGAAAACCGCGTCATCATCGAACCCCGGATCGAAAAACACCGGGGCCTGCTTGTTCTCGGTCTTCTGTAGAGCGTCAATCAATTCCTGTACGGTCACGAATCCTCCTTTTCACGCTTGACGGACATTACGCATGAGTAGACAGCCCCGCGACTGGTGATCTGCACCATCGCGGTCGCCATTGACTCGGTGTGCTTGGCCTCGACAATCTCCACCTTCTCGGCGGTCGATCCGAACGTCTCTTGAATTTTCCTCGTGATCCGCTCGTTCAGGTTGTCGAACCTGTTGTGCTGAGCCTTGGTCAGCTTCTCGTCAGAGGGAGTCTCCTTCGGCTCCGGAGGCTTCGGCTCATCCTTTTCTTCATCATCGACGTGGCCGACTTTGTAAGCCATGAAGTCGTTTGAGGATGTTCCGGGCTTGTCGATTTCTCCACCGTCGCTTCGCCAATGAATTTCATGGCTAACCATGTGGGCAAATTTCTTGGTGATGCGCCACGAGATATCAAACTCCCCCGGAGCGTCTACGGCAAAAAGGTCGCCGACTTCCATATCACCGACACGCATCCGCTTCGGTTCTTCCGGCTCTTTCTGCTCTGGCTCCGGCTCGGGATCGGGCTGAGGCTGCTCGGCCTGCTTCTCGTATTCCTCCATTTCCTGGCGGAATTCTTCGACCTCCTGCTCGATATCCCTCTGTCCTGCACCATCACGCGGAGGCGTACCCATGCGCTCCAAGAAATGAAGCTCAGCGCCCTGGTCGAAGACCCAGATCGGCCCATCGTCCACCATATGCCAGCCGGTGAATTGGCTGATCTGCTTGCCCGACAGCCACAGCTTCGACTCGTCGCGCTCGCCGTTGGTGCGCTCGGCCACCCGGTTGATTTCCAGATTCGGCACGTTGGCGGTCAGAACCGCTCCCACATGCATGAATGAAAATGGAACCCGGACAATGAGCTTGTCGCCGGGGAGAATGTCCACGCCGTTCATATCCTTGGCGATAGCTCCCCATTGCTGGCGCTCTTCCTCGATCCGCTGCTGGCAACGCTCGCAAACCTCGTCGCCCTCATCCGGCTCGGTGTCTTCGCAATGGTCGTGGCATTGCGGCTTTTTATCCGGCAGGTGATCGCTCGTCTGGGGCTGATCCGGCTCCTGCTCGGACTCCTGCTCGGAATTCTCAAGGTGATCCTCAAGCTCCTGCTGAGCATCGCCCTGGAAATCCTTGTCGGCGTCGGCGCTGGGTGCCTCCTGGCTTTCCAGATCGTCGTATTCCAGATCGTCTTCGCCCTCTTGAATTTCCGAGTCGGTGTCGCCCGATTCCAGATGATCCTTTTCGTCGGCCTTGTCGGATGACTCCTGCTGAGGCTCGGTTTCGGCCTGGGAGATATCCATTTCCGACTCGTTCACCTGATCGGACTCGCCGCTCTCGCCACCCTCTTCGGGACGGTCGGCTCGCTCGTCAGATTTCTCGTCGGACTCTCCTTGGGCCACACCGCCAGCAGCGTCGGAAGCCTCGCCGAACGCAGCAGCGTCGAATTCCTCGGGCGGTGGACCCTCCGGCTCGGAGTCGTTGAAGCTTTCCTCGATCTGATTCAGAAATTCCAGATCGGCGTCAGAAAGCTCGTCATGCGTCCATTCGTTCATGTTATTTCTCCTTTCGTTAGTCCAGATCGATGACGATTTCGATTCGGTCAGCCTCAGCGTGTTGTGCTTCGTGGATCGCGTTGGCTACGTCATCGCGAAATCCGCTATCGCTGGATGAGCGGAAGATGCCCTCATAGAGAACATCCCCGCTCCTGTCTCCCCACATGGGGAAAATTGTGTAGTGCTTCACGACCGTAGCGCAATCGGGTCGGGATAGAGCCGCACGACTTCGCTCATCAACTCGGGATTCAGGTTGCAGGCGATCTGCAACTCGGCCATCTTGAACACGATGGAATCCTCGGGAACTCCGATTGACTCGAAATGCTCCTTGATGATGACGCGGGCCTGCTCCTGCGACTCACGCATTTCCCGGTAGTAGCAGTTTTGACACATATTATTCCTCCTTACGCCTTGGCTTTTTCGATTTCTGCATCGATCAGCGCCATGATATCGCCGATCTGCTCTTCCGGGGCTTTTTCGGGCACCGGCACCGGCTCGCCCTCAAGCACCTTGGCGACCACATCGGCGCGAAGCTCGAATGCCTCGTCCTTGAACTCGCCGTACTTGAATCCCTTGGCCTGAATTTCCGTCAGCAGAGCGGACATCTTCTCAACCTCGGTATCGGATACCTCGACCTTGAAGTGCTGGCGCTCCTTGTCTGACGCGGGACGAATCTCGGTCAGGTAGGGAATCTGGCGCAAGATCATAACGCCCGACTCGACGGACAGGACACAGAGCTTCTGCTTGGTGTCCGTACCCCACTTGACGATCAGACCCAGGCGATTTTCCGCCAGCGCCCGCACAAGAATGGCGAACGCCTTCGGATGCTGCTTGGACTTGTCGTTGAAGCGGACGTAATAAGTCGAGTGCGAGAACATCAGCGGCAGAGCGTGGAGCTTTTGCACAGCCAGAACTTCAAGCACCGGAGTATTCGTGGCCTCTTCGATCATCGCCATTTGGTCATGCTCGATCAGACGAAATTCAGTCTCCGAATTCTCGTTGACCAGCACCACGGCCTTTTCCTTGCGGGCCTCAGCAATCGGCTTTCCGCTTGGCAGTCGCTCCGTCTTGTCGATCTGCTCGACCGTACCGTCCGCATTGACGGCCACGGTTTTGAGCAGAGAGCCGCCTGTGACTTCCTGAGTGGCCTTGCTCAGCGTGATGGGAATGGAAATCATCCCCATCGAAATTGAGCCAGACCACATGCTCTTCGGGGACGGCATTACACGGCCTCGATTTTGACGACGATGCTGTTCGGCTCGCCCAAGCTCTTGTAAGCCTGCTTGGTCATGTAGAGCGTTCCGATCACCGGCTCGTCACCATCTTCGGTGAAGCGGACCTTGTTCTTGGTGTCGCGCTCGTAGGTAAACGTGCTGAGTAGCATTATTTCTCCTTTGCTTTGGGTTACGTTGTAGCTAGAGTGTAGCTAGGTTATTGCTGCTGGTCAAGCAGAGATTCAACTTTTCTCTGGCGGGCCAGATAGTTGAGCAGACGACCCTGCAAATTATCAGCCTTGTTGAATGAGGCGATAATCTCGTCAATCGTCTGGGCCTTCTTGGTCGCGCCCAGCGCATCCATGTAGGCGTCGGTGGCTGCCTTGATTTTTGCCGGTAGCTCTTCGAGTTCCTTCGCCAACTGCTGGCGCTCTTCCTCGACTTGCTTGGCCGACTTCTCGGCTCGCCCCTCGTTCATTTTCTGAACGCGCTCGCGGATCTGATGACGCTTGATGAAGGGATTCTCCTTGGGGTCTGCCTCTGTGGCGACCAGGGAAACGATTTCCTGCTCGGCTTCGTCGGCTGCCTCGTCGGAGCCAATCCCTTCGTCGATCAGAATTTCCGTCATCCGCTCTTCGGTTTCGACCAGCCCTTGGTGAATCTGACCGATGACGGTCTGCTCACGAATTTCAGTGAGCGTCTCTGCATCAACTTTGCAGCGCGGATACTCCGGGCAATGGCTCGGTGGACGGCCACGCCCACCTTCACGCTCCCAGGTGTGGCCGCCCTCGCATTGCAGAATTTGATGAGGCGTCATCATCGACGGTCGAAAGCCTCTTTGTCGGCAGCAGCACCGGCCTGATTGATGTCAGCCACCATCCGGGGGAGCGGATCGCGCTCGTATGACTCGGCGTAGGCGAGGTTCTCGCGTGGAATTACCACACGCCTGCCGTCGCGCCGGGTGAGCTTGATTGCCGAGGCGTTGATTCCCGGCATCGAAGTCGCCAGGAGCCGAAGCTCGATTTCCTCGATGGTTTCCTTGACGAACATCACAGTGTCGTCGTGGAGATAGATTTTTGATCCGGTCATGCCAGACTCCTTTCGCTTGTGATTCCTTTGGCGTTGCGTGTGCGCTCGCGCTTGGCGTCCTGATCGGGCAGCGGCTTGGGTGCGGGCAGAGAGTAGTCCAGAATCGCCTGTCCTGCGCGGTTGGCCTTTTCCTCTGTCTCGAAATTCACCGGAACCTGGACCCAATGATTCGGTGAAATACCCAGCGAAATACGAAAGCCTCCGCTCTCGTTCTCGACCTTGAACGTCAGCTTCTCGGTGCGCTTGAAATTCGGATGCTTCATGTGTTCTCCTTACTTTCCGTGTTGCTCGCGGATCTTTTCGCGTACTTTTCTCAATGCTCCGCCCATCGTTCGGCTGTGCGCTTCGTAGTACCAGTAGGTATACGCAGTCTCATCCTCTGTTCTGCCGGACACAAATGCATAGACGCGCTCATCTTCAGGGATTCTCACGTCATCGTCCGGATCAGCTTCCGAAATGCTGATGCTGAAGACGAGTAGCCGAAAAATTCCGATGACTTCGCCGATGAACTCGTCGGTACTCATCTGCTTTTCGAGAGCTTCTTTTTCCTCGATCACGACTCATCCTCGTCGATGATTTCTGCCGGGTTGTCCTCGATCCAGACCGTAGGGCCGTCGCCCGACTTATTGACGATACGAAGCGCGGCCTCGATTTCTGCTCGGGCCTCTTCCTCGTTCTCGGCCCACATCGTTATGCCGCCTACGAATTGAAAGTGTTTCATATTTGCTCCACCTCGAAGTCGATTTTGAATGGTTCCTGCTCGCCGAAGTTGATCAGCCGGTCCCAAATCTTTTCCATTTCCTCCTGCGATACAGGGGCCACCACGGTCACGCGGTAGGTGTATGTCTCGTTCGGGACTCGCCCAAGCTCACAGCGCGGGCAATCGGCGTCCACATACTCCCTCGGGCTATATCGGCTCGCCGGGATAATTCTTGAGTGCCACCTGTAGCCGCAGGTTTCGCACTCAACGTTCTCGTCGTCGTCGTACAGGTCGCGTGGATCGATTTCGTCCATCGCTCTTTCTCTGTCCCAGGTCATTAGTTCTCCTTTCCGATTACTCGCAAATCCTCGCAATAGCCTTTGCCCTCGTCGGGATCGGCCATGTAGGGAATGTCCCAGAATTGCGTGTTCAGGCGACCTTCGCTCCCGTCATCAAATTTCACGATCACTGTCGGAGGGATGTGTACGCCTCTTTCAAGCTCGTCCGAGTAATCGCCGTCGTGATCGGTGACTCGAATAACTGTCCCGGTGTTTTCCAGGATCAGCTTCGCCGTTGTCTCAGAGTACGGAGGCAGAAGATTTTCCTCGGCCAACCACTCCATCTCAACGCGAGATCCGATCAGAATTTCGCGTTCCTCGGTGCAGTCGTAGATGGTTCCGATGTTTTCAATCATTGCTTTCCTCCATGAAATCCATCATGCGCTCTTGTTCGAGAATTCGCCCATAAGCGTGAGGATCGACTTGTTCGATCAGGTCGTACTCATCGACTGTGACGGAATTTTCCTCACTGTCCGGGCCACTCGGGTCGTACAGAATGAAGAATGGACCTCCGCGCTCGATGCAATCCCAATCCTCGACTTCCCATAGTCCCGAAATCTCTGTTTGATTGCCTCGCACGTCCCACGCCTTGCACAGCGTCAGCGCGACTGTTTTTCCGACCAGATTGCTTCTCATGGATTCATCCAATACGCATCGGGGGACTCGCCGGGGAGTTCGACAACAACATCATCTTCGCCGTCATCGTCCGGCTCAAGCTGATCGAAATTCCGATAGCCCGTTCGGGCGAACAGAATGCTCTCCATCGTGCCTGTGCTGTAACCGTTGATATCGACCACCGTTTGGATTGCTTCTTCGCTCACGCCCAGAGCGATTAGCTCATCCCACATTTTTTCCAGCGTCATCAGATTGCTCCTTTTGCGCGACGTTGCATTTTCCGTGTCTTGGTCCGCATCTTGGCTGCTGCGGTTCGCGTTGAATCAACCCGCGTCCGCATCTTTCGTACTCGGTTATTTGTGTGCATTATTTCTCCTTTACACGTCCTGCTCGGGCAACAGACCCTCATCGACGGCCTTTTTGAGCAACGCCTCAGCCGGAACCTGCTCTCCGGAATATGCGCTGGAATTGCACATGATCGTCACCGTGGACGTTTCGTGGTCGTAGGTCAGGTCCCATTTGTGACCAGTCGCCGGATAGCCCAGATGACCATTCGTCGCCTTTCCCAGCCGATCACCGGCCATGCAGATTGCCTCAAATCCCAGCACTCGGAATCCGACCGGCGAGAACAGCACCGACCAATTCAGAGAATCCGACGCCTCACCGGCTCGCTTGACGCGCACCAGCAGATTGTTGGTGACTCCGTTTTCTCCCACGAAAGGATCACGCACAGCAATCAGCGCATCCACGGTCAATTCGAACCCCTCGGATTCCATGCCCGCGATGAGCGCCATGATGAACGCTCCGTACTCCGCGATGATTTCGTTTGAGACTCCGCACGAGAAACAGAATCCAAACTGGATACGAATTCCAGGCTTGGCCTTCTGCTCAACCGGACCCATCATGTAATCATCGAAGCCGCCGTAGAGCCTGCCTACGTCGATATCGCCCTCTTCCTCGTTCCAAGTCGGGCGATGCTGCAAGCCCATCGGCATCCGCTCGGCGATGCTGTTGAACGATTTGGACCGAAATCCGTTACGCACCCAGCTTGCCAGATCGAACCCGGTGGCGTCTTTCGTCTTGCCGTCCTGATCCTTGAATTTTCCGTAGAAGCTGTCGAGCTTCTGCTCGGGATGCTGGCGGATGTAATCCAGCCTCGCATGATCTTCCTGGCTCGTGAACGTTGATCGCTCCTTGCCGTCGCTCACGACTTTTTCGATGCGCCCCTTTATGTCCATCACGTCCATGATGAGGATGCGCGACTTCTTGCCGTCCTTGCCCGTCTTGACTTGGCCCTCTTTGAACTTGGGCTGCGTCATTATTTCTCCTTTATTTCGTGCTGTGGATCAGACTCCGGCCTTCACGATGTTGTTGAAAATCTCGTGAGCCAGATTCATGTCCATCCGGAACTCGACCCGGCCCATGCGAACACGGTCCAGAGTCGCGTGATCCATCCGGTTGCGAGCGGTGTGATGACGATTCGCACCCATGCCGTTGGTGTTCCCGGCAAATCCGATGATGAAATCGGGGTGCATATCGACAATCTCGCCGCGAGCGGTGTTGGCGAACTTCCCGTTGGCGATAGCCGCATTGACAATGAGGATCAAATTCTCATCGCCTGCGTCAATCTCGTCCAGCAGCATGACTCCGCCTCCGGTGTAAATCTGCTCCCACACGGACATTGCCACGTCGCCTTCGGTCTTGGCTCGCTTCGCAAGCTCCTTTTGCAGATCGGAATTTCCAGACGCGAGTGCCTGCAAGAACTCGACCATGAGCGCGGTGTTGTTGATCTTCGGGCGACCGAAGAACGCGCTCGGGCTGGTGCCGCGAGTCATCGACAAAAATCCGAACGGAAATTCCCGACCAAGCTCCGCTCCGAGAACCTCGGCCACATGCTTCCAAGCCGTGGTCTTTCCGGTGCCTGACGGACCCCAAGTGAGGCTCGGAATCCGCTGGTGAACCAGTGTGAGCAGATACGGGAGCGCCGCGTGATGCTTGCTCGGATCGAAAAACCGCATCCCCGGAATATTCGAGTCCGCCGTAAATGCCTGCGGATCGAAGTCCCACGGCTGCTTGGGCTTTTCGTTCTGGCGCTCGTACTCCTTGCCGCGAAGTGACCACAAGGCCCGCTTCAATTCCTCGGGCCAATGCTGGAACATCGCCGAGATAATCGCCTCGTTCGGGATTTTTGCCACGAACATCTTGGCTCCATCCTCGAACGGGCGGATGCCGATTGCGTCCGGGACATTATCCGGATCGGCAATTGCTCGGTCCAGCATCAGGTAATGAGCATTCGTTATGATCTGACGAAGCTCAATCGCCTTTTTCGGCAGGTCTTCCGGCTCCGGCTGAGGCTCGGGTTCCGGCTCGGGAGTCGGCTCGGGAGTGGGTGCGGGCTTCGGCTCGTCCTCGTCCTTACGATCTTCCCTATTTGCCAGGTGCTTGTTGATTTCTTCCTTGCACCCGGACAGGTGACCCTTGAGCGCCGTGACCGCTTCCCAGCGGTGCTTGAGATTTCCCTTGACGCCGAAATCGAGCGGCTTATTCTTGCCGGTCTGAAGCGGCGTGATTTCCTGCTCGATAAAGTGGACGATGCCGTCGTAGAAATACTCCGGCAGGTAATTCACCTTGCGCTTCTGGCAATACCTCAGCGCGGCCTCGGAAATCACCGCCTGCTTGGTAATCAGCTTCCACGGCCAGTCCATGCCGTTGCCGATGTGCTTCCGAATCTGCTGCTCGTAGCGGAGCATCTGCACTTCGCTCAGCCCACGCAGGTAATTCTCGTCCATGAGTTTTTCCCGCATATCCGCCAGGCCCGCATCGGCTACGGCGTGCGGGTAATTCGTCGCCAGGTTGCCTAGGAACCAAATGTGGCGAGTTTTGTCCATCGTTGCTTCTCCTTACTTTTGGGTTGGTTTTTTCTGCTCCGGCGACTTTACCGGATCAGTCCTGTGTTGCGGGGGAAATTTTCCCGCGCTCGGCGAATTCCCTCGGCGACGATATCCGCTTGCCGATTGAATTCGCGCTCGTCATGCCTTCGTTGTGCTTCGATCATTCGCTCGACGATATGGTCGTTGCAGAAGTCCGCGAATCGCTCTCGCGGTTGATCGCAGCCCTCGATGTGGCAATCCCCGCAGGGATGCGTGAACAGCCTCTTGATCGCCCGTTTCATCGGATTTTGCACCCTATCAGGGGTGCCGGACGGAATGAATCTGATCGCTCAGATCGTCGTGGAACATTCGCAGCAGCTTGGCCGCTTGCGCCCACGTCCGACAGACCTCCACAGGAATTTCGTATTCCTCGCGGATCGCCCTGACGGTCGGGTGCAACTTCCCCACATTCGGCAGAAACATTCCATGCTTCGCCTTGAATTCCGCGTTCTGCGTCTGTACCAGCAAGCGCAGCATATTGACGGTCTTGACTTCACCGCTCGGGAATTCAATCCGCACGTCAGCGAACGGCAGATTTGCGATGGTTGGCATCACAAATACTCCCTTCTCGTATCGTCGGCGTTTGCAAATGCTTTCTCGACTGATTCCGCGCCAGTCATCCCGCAGCCCTCTGGATCGCGGTTGTAGGCGTCAAGAAATGAGTGGTCAATCACGGCACTTTCCAGATGCCGATAGCCCTTATATGCGTTGGCTTTGTGCAACGCCAATTCGACCATCGAACAGACGCCTTTGCGCTCGTCGCGCTGCTCCGGCTCTGAATGTGCGAGGAAATAATTCCCGCGCTCAACCAGATAGCGAACTTCGACTGTCTTTCTCGCCATTGCTACTCCTTGATTTCCTCGGCGTCAAAGACGCTCTTGAATTTTTCCACGATCTGCTCGGCGTGGTCCGGCTCGTACAGATACGGATGCACGAATGCCTTGTTCACCGCGTCCCGAGGGATCTCCTTGAAGAAATCCCGCTCGGGATTCTTCTGGTCGGACACTCGCAGCCAGACCTCATCGCGCTCCGACTCCCACAGAATTTCGACCAACAGGCCGTCATTCTGCCTGCTTTTCAATTCCCGCGCTGGCATTACTTTTGCTCCTGGTAGAGAGTGATTACTTTGCCGCCATTTCGGCGGACACACTTCTGGGCGTCAGGCAGACTGAAAGCGGGTTTCCGCTCGCCTCTGGGCGTTTCAATGGCGTAGCCGACGATTACCGGCTCGACATCTTTTGGCATCCCGAACATCAGTATTGGCTCGGCTGTCCGCCTGTCGGATCGATGGCATAGACCACCTTTTCCAGCGCGATCATCTTCTGATCGTGGCTGCGCTTGACCAGCGCGGTGCGGGTTTTGGGGTTCTTGTTCCGCATTGCTTCTCCTTTTTTATCCGTTACCTGTTACAGCGGCCTATCAGAATCCGACCGCCCGATTGCACCGCATCGAAATGTCGGTGGCCTTGAACCGCTTGTATTCGCGGATTTCCTCGTCGAAGTAATTCGACGGCTGCGTCAGCGTGCGCGGATCGAAAATCCGACGATGCTCACCGAATGTGCCGACCATATTTCCGTCGGCGTTGGTCTTGCGGGTTACTGCGGCCATTACTTTGCTCCTTTCAGAGCGTTGCTTTTTGTTATCCCCCGAAGGGCAAAGCGCGGGCGATCATGGATTTCCATGACCGAATTTTCAGCCCACGCTTTGTTCTGCGGAAAGAAACTACGCGGTCTTGAAGCTGACCACGTTCTGCTCGAAGTCGAAGATCAGGTCGCGGAATCCCAGCCGCGTCCCG